ATGAGATTTCAGTTCATTGCGGATTACCGCGGGGATTTGCCACGCAGCCATTTGTGTCGCCTGATGCAGGTGACGGATCGTGGTCTTCGGGCCTGGCGGCACAGGCCGCCGTCACGCCGCCAACGTCGGGATATGGTGCTCTTGGCGCATATTCGAGAGCAGCATCGCTTGAGCCTGGGCAGCTACGGTCGTCCGCGCATGACGCAGGAACTCAATGAACTGGGCATCCATGTCGGGCAACGCCGTGTGGCGCGGATCATGCGTGATAACGGCATCCAGGTGCTGCGCAGCCGCAAGTTCAAGCGCACGACCGACAGCAATCACACCTTCAATATCGCGCCCAACCTGTTGCGTCAGGATTTCACCGCAAGCGCCCCGAACCAGAAGTGGGCGGGAGACATCACTTATATTTGGACCCGCGAGGGATGGGCCTATCTTGCTGTGATCATCGACCTCTATTCGCGACGGGTGATCGGCTGGGCCCTGAGCAACCGCATGAAACAGGATCTGGCCTTGCGCGCTTTGGACATGGCGATTGCCCTACGAAAGCCGCCCCCGGGCTGCATCCACCACACTGATCGCGGCGCCCAATACTGTGCCCACGAGTATCAAAAGCGTCTGCGCAAGCACGACTTGGTGCCGTCGATGAGCGGAAAGGGAAATTGCTATGATAATTCGGCCGTCGAGAGCTTCTTCAAGTCGCTGAAGGCCGAATTAATCTGGCGCCGGACCTGGCAGACCCGCAGAGAGGTCGAACTGGCCGTCTTCGAATACATCAACGGCTTCTACAACCCACGCCGACGGCATTCGGCCATCGGCTGGAAATCACCCGTGGCTTTCGAAAAGATCGCCGCCTAACATGAGCTACACACCGGAACGAAAACGGTGCAGGTCCAGTCCAGCAGGAGCACAAGCTCAAGGGCTTCAATGGGCGCTTCGGCCCCGGCCTACCGCGCGTGTCGGATGGCTCGCTGCTCTTCCTCATGCACCTGTTGTCCAAGATGCGCCCCGCCAAGGACGGTGGCTCGCGCTTCGGCATTGTCCTGAACGGCTCGCCCCTCTTCACTGGCGGCGCTGGCTCGGGCGAAAGCGAGATCCGGCGGCATGTGCTTGAAAGCGATCTGGTCGAGGCAATCATTGGCCTGCCCACGGACCTTTTCTATAACACCGGCATCGCTACCTACATCTGGATCATCTCCAACAAGAAGCCCGCCCACCGCAAGGGTAAGGTCCAGCTGATAGACGCCTCCGACCTCTGGCAGAAGATGCGCAAGTCGCTCGGCTCCAAGCGGCGCGAGATCAGCCCCGAGGGCATCGACATCGTCACCCGACTGTTTGGAGACTGTGCCGAGGCGCAGATGGCCATGCTCTTCGACGCTGAGGGCAAGGAGACCGGGCGCGAGGTCGTCACGGTGGACAACCCCGTGCCCAAAGCTTCCGAGGGCGGCAAGGTCAAGCTGCGGCCCCTGTCGCAGCTGCTGCCAAACAAGGCCTTTGGCTTCCGTCAAATCACGGTGGAACGACCCCTGCGGGACGAGACCGGAGAGATCGTGCTGGGCCAGCGCGGCAAGGCGAAGGGCAAACCGCAGCCCGACAGCGCCCTGCGCGACACCGAGATCGTGCCGCTGAGCGAGGACGTACAGACGTACTTCGAGCGCGAGGTGATCCCTCATGCGCCCGACGCCTGGATCGACGAATCGAAGACGAAGACCGGCTACGAGATCCCCTTCAACCGACACTTCTACGTCTTCGAGCCGCCGCGTGAGCTGGAGGAGATCGACGAGGACCTGTCCGAGGTGACGCGGAACATTCAGCGGATGCTGGTGGAGTTGGCGGGATGAAGCCACATTCTGACTACAAGGGAACCGAACGTGACTGGCTCGGGAGAATCCCCTCGCACTGGCAGACTGTTCCGCTATGGACTCTATACTCACGCTCGAAACGCACAGGCTTCCCAAACGAAGAGCTGTTGTCTGTCTACAGGGATTTCGGCGTCATCAAGAAGAAATCGCGCGACGACAATCACAACAATGCTTCCGAAGATTTGTCCACTTATCAACTCGTTCAGCCGAGTGATCTGGTAATCAACAAGATGAAAGCTTGGCAAGGGTCTCTTGGCGTATCGAAATTTCGCGGAATCGTTAGCCCCGCCTACTTCGTACTTGAGGCACACCACACCGAAGATGCTGGGTTCCTGCACTACCTGCTAAGATCGCTCCGCTACATCACCGGATACATGACTATCTCGAAAGGCATTCGGGTCAACCAATGGGATCTTGAGCCTCAGCACCTTTCAAGGTTGCCGATTCCTCTCCCCCCTCTCCCGAACAGCAGGCCATCGCGGCGTTTATTGAGCGGGAGACGGCGAAGCTGGATGCGCTGGTGGAGGAGCAGCGGCGGCTGATCGCGCTGCTGAAGGAAAAGCGGCAGGCCGTCATCTCTCATGCTGTCACCAAGGGCCTCGACCCCACCGCCCCGCTCAAACCCAGCGGTATCGACTGGCTCGGCGACATCCCGGCGCATTGGGAGATGAAGCGCGTCAAACACCTCGTTTTCTCTCGACAGGGCATTCAGATCGGGCCGTTTGGCGGAATGCTGAAGGATCTGCCAAGCGAAGAGACCGGCTTTAAGCTCTACGGACAAGAAAACACTATCAGCGGTGACTTCGAAAAGGGTTCGAGGTGGATCGAGCCTGAGCGATATGAGGAGCTGAAATCCTATGAGCTGAAAGCTGGCGATCTTGTACTTACGCGTAAGGGCAGTATCGGAAATTGCCAGATCGTCCCTTCCGATGCCTGCCCTGGCATTGCCGACAGCGATACCATCCGTGTGCGTGTCGACACCGACATCGCCTTGCCCGAGTATGTTCAGGCGTGCTGCCAGGATGCTGGCTTCATTGGCACACAGCTCGACCTCACGAAGCGAGGCGCCATTCTCAGCGGCTTGAATTCGAGCGTCGTTGCAAACTTGGCCTTTCCGCTCCCGCCGAAAGCTGAGCAGGTTGAGTTGCTTGCCTTCCTGCTACTTGAGGAAGAAAAGTTCTCGGCGCTCACTACCGAGGCCACCCGCGCCATTGCCCTGCTTAAGGAACGCCGCGCGGCGCTGATCTCTGCCGCCGTCACTGGCAAGGTGGATGTCCGGGACACCGTGATTGATGAAGAGGAGGCAGCCTGATGGGAGGTATCCCGCACCCCGAGCGCGAATTTGCAGTCATCCAGCGCCTGTGCTCGCAAATGCCATTCGACGACTCCGAGTTCAAAGCAACCGAATGCTACGCGGCCTTCAACACGATCCTTTGCTGGACCCTACAGCGCATCCGTTCCGGTGCAGATCCTGTAACGCCTCTCCAAGAGACACTTCGCACTCGGGACATCACCGAGTTTTGCGATCTTACGGCGCACTCTTACGATGATGGAAACCTGGGCGCTGAAGATGAAGCTCACGGAGCATCGCTCGATGATCTAAGCAATCTGACAACGCAAGACGGGCAACCGCTTGGAGTGCTCGAGGTCCTTATCTCTCTTCGCGACTCAGTGGCGCACCCAGAAGACTTGCGTGTGTATCCTGTAAACCGACGCGGCTTCCTGATCGGGTTCCGTTTCGAATGCCGTAAACCCAGAGGCCAAAGCGCGGAACGGTGGGAAAATGGCAGCCAATACAGGCTTTACCTCACGCGGCATGGGATGACCAAGATTGCGCAAGCGTTAGGGGAAGCATACTGCGCAGCGTTCACCCAAGTCGGAGCGGGTGTCCAAGACGCGGCAACGGAGATGGGAGAAGAATGAGCCTGCATAGGGAAATCCGTTTCGAGGACGAGATCTGCGCCCATCTGGCCGAGCATGGCTGGGAGTATGACCCGGCGGATGCGAAGGACTACGACGCAGAGCGGGCGATGTTCCCGGCGGATGTGTTGGAGTGGGTGCAGACGTCGCAACCAAAGGTGTGGGAGGCGCTGGAAAAGCGTGGAGCAGATGCCTTGTTGGACCGCTTGCGTAAGCAGATCGACCAGCGCGGGACTCTGGAGGTGCTGCGGCATGGCATCGAGGCGATGGGTCTTCGCTCTCCGCTAAAGCTGGCCGAGTTCAAGCCCGCTCTCGCCGAGAACCCCGAGATCATGGAGCGCTACCGCGCCAACCGCCTGCGTGTGGTTAGGCAAGTGCGCTACTCGACGGCGAAGGGCGACAGCATTGACCTTGTGCTGTTCCTCAATGGTATCGCAGTGGCTACGGTCGAGCTAAAGACCGACTTCACTCAAAGCGTTGGAGATGCCATCGACCAGTACCGATTCGACCGCCCGCCGCGCACTCCGGGACGCGGAGCCGAGCCGCTGCTGGCCTTCGAGACCGGGGCGCTGGTGCATTTCGCGGTGAGCACGAGCGAGGTCTTCATGACCACCCGGCTGGAGGGCAAGAACACCTTCTTCCTGCCGTTCAACAAGGGAACTGAGGAAGGCGGCGCAGGCAATCCGCTGAACCCCGAAGGGCATCGCACAGCGTACCTGTGGCGGGAGGTTTGGCAGCGGGACAGCTGGCTTGAGCTGATCGGGCGCTACGTCATCCCGGAGAAGGACAAGAAGGGAAAAACGAAGAAGCTGATCTTCCCCCGTTACCACCAGCTCGATGCCACCCGGCGGCTGGTGGCTAAGGTCTACGAGGAAGGACCCGGCAAGAAGTACCTGATCCAGCACTCAGCAGGCTCAGGGAAGACCAACTCCATCGCCTGGACCGCGCATTTCCTAGCGGATCTGCATGACGGTGAGCACCGCAAGGTGTTCGACACGGTAATCGTGGTCTCGGATCGCAAGGTGATCGACGGGCAGCTTCAGTCGGCGATCTTTGCCTTCGAACGGACGCGTGGTGTGGTCGAGACCATCAAGGGCAAGAGCGGGAGCAAGAGCGGCGAACTGGCGCAGGCCCTCGCGGACGGAAAGAAAATCGTCGTCTGCACGATCCAGACCTTTCCGTTCGCGCTTGAGGAGGTGCGGCAGCTGTCGGCGACCGAGGGCAAGACGTTCGCGGTGATCGCTGACGAGGCACACAGCTCGCAGACCGGGGAAGCAGCTACAAAGCTAAAGCAGACGCTGTCGCCCGAGGAACTGGAAGAGCTGAAGGATGGTGGTGAGATCGGCACCGAGGACATCCTTGCCGCTCAGATGAAGGCCAGGGCGGACGAGCGCGGCGTGACCTACGTTGCCTTCACAGCGACCCCCAAGACCAAGACGCTGGAACTTTTTGGCCGCTGCCCGAAGCCGGATCAGCCCGCCGGAGATAGCAACCTGCCGGAGCCATTCCATCTGTATTCTATGCGGCAAGCGGTAGAAGAGGGCTTCATCCTCGACGTGCTGCAGAACTACACGCCATACAGCCTCGCTTTCAAATTAGCGCAGGATGGGGCGGAGGTCAGCGACACTGAGGTCGAGCGCAGCACCGCCATGCGCGGACTGATGGAATGGGTCCGCCTGCACCCCTACAACATCAGCCAGAAGGTTAAGATCGTCGTCGAGCATTTCCGGGAAAACGTCGCGGACCTGCTAGGCGGCAAGGCGAAGGCCATGGTCGTGCTTCAGTCCCGCAAGGAAGCGGTGCGCTGGAAGCTCGCCATCGACGCCTACATCCGTGAAAAGAAGTACTCGGTGGGCACGTTAGTCGCCTTCTCCGGCGAGGTACGAGACCTCGAAAGCGGCCCCGATCCGTTCACCGAGACCAACCAAACCGTGAACCCGGATCTGAAGGGGCAAGAGCTGAAGGAGGTCTTCGACACCGACGACTTCCACATCCTGCTCGTAGCGAACAAGTTCCAGACCGGCTTTGACCAGCCCTTGCTGTCGGCCATGTACATCGACCGGCGGCTTGCCGGGGTGCAGGCGGTGCAGGCGGTGCAAACGCTTTCACGTCTCAACCGAGCCTACAAGAGCGGGTCCATCGAGAAGAATACCACCTACATTCTCGATTTCTCCGACAGTTCCGCCGAGGTACTGCAGGCCTTCAGCCAGTACTATGGCAAGGCAGAACTGGAGGCGGTAACCGACCCCGATTTGATCTTCGACTTGAAGGCGAAGCTGGACGACGCCGGGCACTATGACGACTACGAAATCGACCGGGTTGTCGAGATTGAGATGGACCCAACCTCGCAGCAGGGCGACTTGTCGAAAGCCATCGAGCCGGTGGCGAAACGCCTGCTCGACCGCTACGCGGCGGCGAAGACCTCCTGGAAGATCGCACTCGAGAACGGCGACGAAGAAGGAGCGAAGGCCGCGAAGGACGAGATGGCCCAGCTCGAGCTGTTCCGTTCCGACATGCAGGCCTTTTTGCGGATGTACGCCTTCCTGTCCCAGATCTTCGACTACGGCAGCACGGCTGTCGAGAAGCGCTCTATATTCTACCGGCGTCTCGTTCCGCTGCTGAAGTTCGGGAGGGAGCGCGAAGGCGTAGACTTATCGCAAGTCAGACTCACCCATCATAAACTGTCTGCGAAAGGCAAACGCCACATTGTTCCGCAAGGTGGGCCGAAGTTGCCGCCAGTCACCGCACCGGGGTCAGGAACGCTGCGGGACGAGGACAAAGTTGCACTGCGCGAGATCATTGAGACATTGAACGAGCTATTCGTCGGAGATGTGACTGACGACGACAAGGTGAACTACGTACTCGGAACCTTGATGACGAAGCTTCTGTCGTCTGAAGTCTTGGCGAGGCAGGCTGAGAGCAACGAGAAGGAGCAGTTCGCAGCCTCTCCTAATTTGCCCGCTGAACTGACCGATGCCATCATCGAAAGCTACGCTGCTCACTCGACCATGAGCAAACAGGCCCTTGAGAGTGAAGAGCTTCGGGCAGGTCTATTGTCGCTTCTGCTGGGCCGTGGTCAGCTGTGGGAGAAGCTTCGGCAGGGGCGTTGAGCCGGAGGACCTGCTGTCTGCCCCTGTGTGGCGATCCGTAGCTTCCCGCAGCTACGAGATCATCACGATGTTCGACCACTTCGTTGTCGTCGGACTAGGTCCTCACTGACCTCGAGGTCACGCTCTATGCGTGTGGCATGACCCCAGTCGAGCCGCAGTTTGAGGCCCTGCCTGATGTCGTCGCTAACTTGCGCGATACGGCTGACGGGTCATGCATCCCCATCATCCACCTCAGCAGTCTCGCCCCCGGAATGGGAAGACCACGGCCCTGATCATCTTGATGTTGGTGTCCTAGTCTGCCGATCCCGGCTTGACGGGATGCGGTGGCTGCCATGGGGCAAAAGGGCAAGCTGTCCCCATGCCGCCTGTGACGTGATGTGACCCTCGCAGGGCTGGAGCGGGAATTAAGTTCCACCATCGCAATACCCGAAACTGCCCGTGGACCAGGTCCGCGACGGCACGGGAATTCGCAGAACCCAACAACATTCTCGAAAGGCCCAGTCATGGACGTCATCAACTCGAATTTCGCTGAGATCAAAATCGGCCTGCTCACCCTCTACGCTGCAAGCGCTGAGGGTGGTCTTGTCTTTCTTGCCAGCAACCTTCTTGAGCAACTCCGCTTGAAGGAGCTGCCTGCTGGCGTAGAAGACTATTTCTGTGTTGTCGCAGACAAGGAAGGTCAGCTGCACCATGTGGTCTCCGAAGAAGGGTTCTACTGGCTGGCCTTCACCTCACGGGCAAAAGTTGCTCGCCAGTTCCAGAACTGGGTCCTTCACTGCGTGTTGCCTGCTGTTGTGATCGACCGTTTCTATGTTGCGGGAGAAGAGGATGGCGGCACTGCGTCGGATCTGGTCCTTGACCCAAAGGAAAGCTTCGGCGGCATTGCGGAGAAACATCAGCTGTGGCTGGCAGGGAGCGTCCTCCCTACGATCCGCGAGCAAGGTGATTTCTTCACTGACCTGAATGGGGCACTCCTAGAGCTGCCTGGCGCTACCATCAAGGAACTTAAACTGGATGCTGGATGGCGCACAAATGGAGGCCGCAAATTGGCTCGGTTCCGTCAACAAGCATCGCGCAAACGCTTCGGGCGGATCGCCAAGCAATTCCAGGAACTGCAGGTTACTGAAGACATGCCATACATGATAATCATGGCCGTAGAGGCTTGGGAACTTCACCGCTAATAGCAAGACGCCGCTGGCGTATGGCCCTGAACAAGTTGAGCGGCAGCCTCATGCCGTTCACCCTGAACATGAAGCAATATCCGTGTCGGAGACCATCTTGATGGAGGTCTTCCCACGCAGTGGTAGCTGGTGATTCCGGCATCAGCACTACTAGCGCTTCTCCTATATTTATACTGATGACGCTTTTCTGGCTGTCATCGCCTCCGCGCACATCATGTCGAGCTGCTCTGCAGGACTAGCCAAGCTGGTCCCAGCGGAGAGCTTCTGCTGTTGCGTGAAGTCAACCCCTACACAACCAAGCATGACATCCCCCATCACATCAACCTGCCCGGTGTGTGGTCGAGCGTTCGCCTATCGCAGCAACAAGCGCGTCTGCTCCGCTACGTGTCGAAAAGCACAACACCGAAAGAAATACAGGCAAGAAATCCCCGCCAATGCGGCCTACAGCCCTAGCGTTCGGCGCGAGCAAGCTGAGGTCTTTGATCTGGCGATGCGTCTCGCTGAGACCCTCTATTCCCTGCCACCTTCCAGGCGGCTTGGCTACATAGAAGGGCTGGTCCAGATGGCCCGAAACGGTGAGCACCCCAAACTGCGCAAGGTCCTGACGAACCCTCATCTCGTCAAACCGAACCCCGTCGAGAAGCACCTTTTCTGGCGGCGAAGCCATGCCTACTGCACCATCGCCCAGGCCGCCAACAGATACTGCCTCAGCTCCCCTTGGGGCGCATCGGTGCAAGATGTTGTTCGCGGAGGAACCCCCGATCCACCGACGGGTGAAGTCTTCGAACACGTCCTTCAAGCCGCCTAGACAAGTTGGAATACTTCAAGGGTCAGAAATCTGAGCGGCCCACACATATATGCGCAACTGTGGTTTCCCCCCTATGGGGTGACCGCGCTCACCGCAGGGCCAGCGAGATTGGTCGAAGGATCACAGATAAGAGGGAGACAGAACCGTAGACCACAGCGTAGACCACGCCGCGCCTGTTGACCTGCACCCGCAACCTCGGATAGCCCTTGTTTCGCTGGGGCTACCGGCTGAAGCAGTGCCTGTAACGGGAACACAACATCCGTGTGGGGGCACCATCACTTCAGCTAACGCATTAGTTTTGCTCCAGCTTTTTGCACGTGCAAGGAGCCGTAGACCATGTCGGCTCATGTGACGGCCTTCATCCACTTCTGCAGCACCTCGACAGGGTAACCAGCCCCATATCCGTGGCCCACGCCATCGGTTTGCCAGCCGCCGATCTGATCGACGATGTCGGCAGGACACTCAACTGCACGGAGCCTGTCCCGCATCGAATGGCGGAAGCTGTGCATGGTGCATCCCTCAGGTGCCATCTGCTTGATCCACTTGTTCAAGGCAGCGCTGGCCGCGTTCGCGTTTGTCTGGTCCTTCTTGTTGTAGCGCGGGAACAAGAACTTGGTGTCGGTTGCCGCTGCCATAAGGCGTTCGGCTGCCCATCGGGCTTCACCCTCAAGCGGCACAATGCGTTCGCTGCCCTTGGTCTTCAGGCGACGCCACGGATGGGGGCGCACCTGGGCAACAAGCGTCCCATCTGACCTTCTCTCAATGTCCTCCCTTACCATGCCCGCCGCCTCAGCGAGACGCATCCCCGTGTCGGAGACCAGGGCAACGAGCCACCGGATGTCGTCGTCCATCTTGCGACACTGGCGTTGAACCTCACTGAGGGCATCGGCGGGGATCGGGTTTCGATCACTGACCCCGGCCTCTCGGTCATAGTAAACCCCGTTGAACGGGTTGGTCAGGGTCAGACCAAGCTCGCTTGCAGCAAAGTTGGTGATAGCCCGCACGGTTCCGAAGATACGGGTGATGCTGCTGCCAGCCAGACCTCGTATGATCAGTGCATCCCTGAACTTGTTGGCATCGGCTTTGGTGTAGGCGTCGAGATGCTTGTCACCACAAGCGTCGATGACATAGCCGCAGGACCTCTCAGCAGCCCGGTGAAAGGTATCGGGCCGCCCCTGTCCCTTGAGACGCAGGTAGATGCCCACCGCTTCGGACAGCTTCACAGAGGCCGAAGAAACCTCCAGCGGCGGTGAGCTTGCTACGACACGCCCGTCTCCCTTTAGCCTGAGCATGTGTTTGCCGGGCAGGTCCGCGTCTTTAGAGCGGAGGTGGAACCAGTACTCGTCGAGCTGATCCGCAGCCCTCCTGGCCCGAGCTTCCGCCACACGAGCGGCCCTTGTTCGCAGAGAATATGCAATCCGAAGGGAGGAATAATGCTTCTTCAGGTCCTTGGGGATGCGGCGGCTGAAATAGAAGACGCCATCCTTCACGAAGGTGAACGCGGGCGAAATGGTCTCCGACATGGTCTACGGCTCCTTGCACGTGCAAAAAGCTGGAGCAAAACTAATGCGTTAGCTGAAGTGATGGTGCCCCCACACGGTCAACAATTATTGCCAATCTGACCATATTTTTATGGCCTATGTGGACCACGAAAAAGCGGGATAAGCGCTTAAACAAATCAATAGGTTACAATGCAGGTGGACCACGAAAGGACCACGATATTTGACCGACAACCCCACCGCGACCAACGGTTTTGGAGGCCGCGTCAAAGATTTGAAACCAAAAGGGTCTTTGTCAAACCAAGCTGAAATTCACCTTATTGGCATCAATGAGTTAGGACGGCTTTTCCAACTGCCATGACACGTCGGAACGCCACGTCACCACATCGAACAAAAGCTGTGGTGACAGGCGCTGCGGGTGCGGAAGGCCAAGCGCGGCAGCGATGATTTCGGAACAGAACCACCGGTCTTCATCGTGGCGACCGAACGCCAGCACATGCGACAGAAGCAGCCCGGTGTAGTCATACCGGGCACCGATGCGCGATCGGATAAAATCCGCAGGGCCTTCAGGTTCGATGGCCAGTTGGACCAGATCCCAATGCACAGGCTTCAGCACCATCATCTTCGACCGCACGCCGCCATCACGACCGGATGATGACAGACATTCAAGCGGCTGACCGAAGTCAGCAGCCCCGGCAATGAATTCCACATGGCTATACCGGCCACGGGTCGCAAAGCGTATGCCCGCATCCTGCACACGATGCCACGGGTCGGTGGCCAGCCCCTTATAGAAGGCCAGCGAAATCATAGGGGGCCATCCTGCTGAAGACCGGCCTGAAGCTGGTCATACCAATCGGCGCAGCGCGTGGTTCGGGCGTTCTGACGGACCAGCGCCGCGTCAGCCTTCAGCACCGCCACATCCAGCCGGTCGCCTTCACGCACGCCGCTATAGGACAGGCGGCGGCAGTCTTCCGGAAGGTCCGGCAGAACCTGTTCCGCCCGCGCATCTCCGACCGCTTCACCAGCGGCCCGGATGCGGGCGATGTCAGTTTGCCCGCAGGCGCTCAAGTAGACCGGTATCCACAACACCTTCAGGATTGACTTGCGTGTCATGTTCATATGCCTCCAGTTCGGCGGCAAAGCGCAGGGCCTCGCCTTCTGCCACCAGCACCTTTTCCTGCAGAGCTTGGCTCGCTTCATCCGCCGCTGCCATCCTGCGGCGCATCGCGTCCAGTTCGGTCTGAACAGCGGTCAGTTCGAATTCCCGCACAAATCCTTCGCGGGCCGCGCTGACCGCTTGCCCCTTGTCATAGACGTGCCAACCCCACAGAAGGGCGCAGACCACGACCGCCAGACCGATGCGGCTTGTCAGTAACCGCCAGCCATATCGAAGAACCACCGCCATCATTGCCCGTCACCCCATCCGGTTTGGGTGCTGACCCATTCCATGCCGTGGGCCAGCGCAAGGTTCGCAATGACCATGGGGAAAGCCAGCGACAGGATGGATTGCGTGCCATCCACGGCCACGCCAGCGGCTTCCTTTGCCGCCATCCACGCGAAGGCGAAGCACCACAAAAGGAACACGGCCCACGCCTGTTCCCGCTTGCCCGACCGACCGCCGATGATGAACCGCCCGAAGAACTTCAGCATGTCAAAGCCTCGCGAATTGGAAGTGCATCCAGTCTTTGCCCCATGCGTAGCCCGCAGGCGTGCCGCCATGGGCCATCACGATGTTCCAGAACGGTTCATATTCCGACCGGGCGAACTGCGCCCGGTCAGCACCCCAGCGAAGCTGGTTCTGTTCCGGGTTCAGGTCCACCGCCGCGCCATAGGCGTGGGTGGACAGCGTGCTGCCGCCGCGTTTCTTGCGGAAATTGAAACACCCGCCGAAGACGTTCAGCTGCAGCCGTTCGACGTCGGCCTGACCATAGTGCTGCAGGGCATGGCGGAAGATGTCTGTCAGCGGCTGCGCCAGCTTTTCATGGCAGGAAAACCGCTGGATGGTCTGGCGCTTGTTCCAAGCGATGACCATGGGATAGGCAAGGTCCACCTTGCCCGTCGTGCATTGCGCACCACCGGCTTCACCATAAAAATCGGCCATGTCGCGCTGGCGCGGGAAAGCGCCTTGGTTCGGATGGCTGCGCGATCCGGTGACTGGCAACCGTTCCACCGCAGCAGACACGCCCGCCTTGGCGCTGCGCCAAGTGGTCAGTGCTTCGGCGGTATTGTGGCCGGCGTAACCGTCGATGACGCCGGGTTCATAGCCAAGAACTGCCAGCGCCGCCTGACCTGCACCAATCAGGCGGCGACTCTTCGACCAGCGCGACGGCGCATCGCGGTAATTCGTGCCCTGCAGCTGCTCTGCCCGCGACACTGCCGCCCACGTCTTCGGCCCGGCATCACCGTCGATTGCGCCCGTGTACCAGCCGACATCGGCCAGCAGCATCTGGATGTCCGACACTTGCATGTCACACCTCGCTTCAGTTTCGATTTTCAGGAAAGACCGCGCGTCAGATGCGCTGCAGCAATGGCCGCAGCAGGAACTTCAGCGCGACCAGCGGGAACAGGTAGGGAAAGCGCAGCCGATAGCCCTTGGCCTTCAGGTCGCCGCGCGACACCAGCTGGCGCTGAATGTTATCGGTCCAGCCGCGCCCACGGCACCAGACCACGGCATGCCCCGCACCACCCGGCGACAGGCAATGCCAAAGCACGTATTTGAAGGTGACCAGCGCCCACCAGAAACGCCACATCGACCGGCCTTCATAGAGCCAGACCAGCGTCAGCGAATAGTCTTCGCAGTCGCCCGACACAGGGCCATCACCACCCATGATGCGCCAGCTTTCGCCCTTGTCCGCACGATAGGTGAAGCGCCCGTTCAGGGACGCCTGAACAGCATCAGCAGCCATTGCCGCCTCCTTCGATTGTGAAATTCAGGTTAGTCCGCAGACAGCCACGGGCCTGCGGCGAACAGGTTCACATGCATCCGACCGTCCGGACACCGATGGAACGCAAAGATTTCCCACTCTGCCGCGCGACCGTAGCCCGGCGCGGATATGATCCACGGCCCCACGCTTCAGCGATTTCGGATGGCGGACGCGACCCGCCGCCCCAGACATCGGTTTCCGGCGACAGGTCCAGCGCGACAGGAAAGCGCAAACCACTGGCTTGGACCACATAGGCCCGCAGCCCCTGATACTCGCACCGGCGCTTGACCATCGTGCCTCGCACGACCAGCCCGCCAGAGACCGGTTCGGCTTCGACGGTCACCGCATAGAACGGGGTCTGCATCGTGATATCGCGAAACCACCGCTTGCCCGAAAAAGCATCCCACGCGGCGGAAAATCCGCTGATGACCGCGACCATCAGCAGCAGCACAATCATCGTAAGGTTTTGGCGCAAGGCCGCGCGGGTGTTAATCACCTTTCGACCCTCCACCAACCCGCCGACGCACCATGTCCTTGACAAATTCACGATCCGCGAACAGCGCGGTGATGGTGTCCAGAAGGACCAAGGCAAAGGCCATGATGGCCAGCGCCGCTAGAACCTCAGACCCACGCGCCAACGGGGCCAACGTGGGCGACAACCCATAGGACAGGAACGCAGACGCCACGGTTTTTACCGCCCGGCGTGCAAGCGGTTCCCGCTCGGCATCGCGGCTCATGACATAGAAAACCATGCCAATGACCACGGCCCAAAACTCAAGACTTTTGCCCAACAAGCCTGCCCCCTTGACTGCTATACAGCCTTCAATTTGCCTGTAAAGGCGGTGCGCAGACCGCCGGATTTCGTGAAGGTGTGCGTCACCCGATCAAGGATGAATTGGCGACCATCGACCAAGGGTCGCACCCCCGAATAGATGACAGGCTGACCGGCCATAAGCCCCGGCCTCCCAATGATCGAACACGAGGTTTCAATCAGCCCGCGAACCATTTCCCGCGCCGCCGCCTTGGCAGCTGCCTCCGCTTCTTCCCTTGAACTGTAGGGGTCGCGCAGAACGTGTTCGCCAGTGGCTTCCGGATCTGCATCCACGACAACCTCTTGCCGCTTCGCCCCTTTCCGGTCCTGCCAATAGCATTTGACCTTGGCAAAGCGGTCCACATCAGTTTCCGTGACACGGCAGCTGCCCTCAATAATGGAAGGAGCAAGCACTACCGCAGGCGGAATGACCGTTCCGTCTGCCGTTTTCCCGGTGCCCCGCTCCAACCACATGAGAACGCCATTCTTGATGCTGAACAGTGCCCCATGCCGACGCGCCAGACGTTCCAGAAAGTTCAGGTCCGATTCATCCTGTTGGCCGATCCAGTCATAGACGTGACCTGACACCGCGTCGGAAATTTTGGCCTGCAGACCATAACCGCCGGCCTTTTCTTCCACGATGTCTTTCACCGAGGGACTATCCCAGTGCTTCGTCTTGTTTGCCTTCATTTCTGAACGCAGGTCCGCAGAATGGCCCTTGACTGTGATCGTGTGCGGCAGACAGGAGAACTCCACACGGTCGACAACATAGGCTCCTACAAACCCAGCAGAGATCCCGCTCTTGATGGACACTTCGACAATTGCCCCGCGCCGGGGCGACTGGAAGTGAGGCGGCGCATCGTTGAACACCAAATCCAGCGTATCCGACCGGATACCCTCCCGGTCGGTAATGGTCAGGCTGACAAGCCGGTCAAAGAAGGCACCCGAAACGGGCACGCCATCGACCGTGACAACGATTTGTGGGTGTGTCATGTTCGCCCCGAAGTTGATTTGCGGAGATTTTGAAGATGGTCATTTACTATGTGGCAATAGGATTTGCCGTTCTCTTCCTGCTGTCCGCAGCGGCAGAAGTTCTTTCTGTCTTGACCAAGGGACCAACATGGAAAGCGCTATGGACAACGACCGGCTCGCTCTTGCTGGCGCTGATTTGCTTCGTCACCGGAACCCAGTTCTATTGATCAGTCCCAGAGCCTTAGCGGCTGTCCCGCCTTATCCTGAACGACCATATCAGGCAGGGTGATTTCGGCACCGGCAGGCAATGCATGGGCCATATCCTTGATATGCGGGTTAGCCTCTAGCACCCGCTCAACTGCGCCCGCCTGCGCGCCATATGTGCGCAAGCAAATCAGGTCCAGCGCATCGCCTGCAGCTGTTACGTACACGCCCGCCATCAAATGACCCCCAGCAGAGAAAGAAGAGAGAACCCGGAACCGATACGCTTTGCCTCGATGGTGTAGGCGTTCCGGCCGGGCGCGCCATTGCGGTCATGGAACGCCCGGTCTTCATCCACCTTCTGAATGGCGTGGAAGCCGAACACCTTACCCCCAATGACACCAGCATTAGCGGAACACCTGACTTTGCCGCCAGCCGCAGCCCTTCCAGCGTGTCCGCCCCGCCGAACTCGCGCGGAAACAGCACCCCATTGATCGTCACCACCTCGCTGCGCGGGCCGGTCCACTGCAGGGCGTTCAGACGCCCTGCAGTTTCGATCTCCGCCCATGTGGTGTCCAGTTTCCGCCCAACCCCGGTGTAACCGAAGCCATGAGCGCGAAACTTAAATGGCCCAAGGGCCATGGTGACTGGTCCAGCCATAGTACCTCCTAGTCGGAAAAGCTGGCCGACATCGTTGCTTCGACACGCTGGCCCAGCTTGTCGGCCACCAGATCGGCAATTGCTTCAGGGTCAGAAACACCGGACGGCACGTGAACGGTGAAGTTGTCGATCTTCACTGTCACCGCACCGCCCCCCGGCTTGGCAGCTTGCGCGGGTTGCGCCGCAACAGGGGATGCAAGTGCCGAACCGGCCAAGACTGCAAGGCTCGCCGCTCGAAGCCCCTGCGCACCACGATTCAGCCGCGCAAGTTCCGGACTGCCCCTCACGGGGCGCGGTGCCGCTGCGGGCAGGTATGACCGGAACGCCGCCTGCGCCTGCGACACGTTCAGAATACCACCCGAACGCGACGGAACGAACCACTCCGAACGGGGAGTGTTTTCGTTCACCAAGTAAGGCAACCCCGTGCGGACGGGGCCACCTGAAGCCCGCGCGCCCGCTGGCTTCGGTGATGGAACCGCGCCCGTCCCAGCTGAAGGCACCGCCCCCAGCTGCGACAACAGAAGCGCCACCTTTTCATTAGCCCGGTCGATGGAAGCGGTGCTGATTTCCGGCACAGCCTCCGATCCATGCAGCATCTGCAGCGCAGCAGACAGTTCACCCGCCTGCGCTTTAGCACTGGCCAGCTCTTCTTCGACCCCCTGCAATTCGCGCAGCCGCGAATCCATTTCTTGCCGCAATGGAATGGACATGGTGTCCGCCATTGGACCTTGGCCGAGGCTGTCGATTTCGCCCTGAATGCCCGAAATTTCATCGCGCAGGCTGGCCGCGTAGTCGCGCAGCTCTTGGAGACGTGCAGGCGTCGGAAGTGGACCGGATTGGGTTGCGGCAATAACCGTTTGCGTTGCTGCCTGCTGGTCCGCCGGCAGTTGGTCAAAGCCGCGTGCATCTGCGGCAGTCGGAGCAAGAGCCTCCGGCTCATCTTCCCGCCCCATCAGCCACTTTAACCAGTCGGGCGGCTCCGGCCACTTGATGAGGCCGGACAAATCGAACTCGCTGATGAAGTCCCAGCTCCAATTCGGAAGGTGGTCAGACCATTCGAAACCGAACCAGTCAGACCACGGGATTTCCGGCAAGAACCGCACCCAAGATATCGGGCTGACATAAGCAACCCAGTCGAACGTCAGCCAGCGGGACCAATCCACATCCGAAATCCATTGCGGCCAGTCAATGGCCGAAACGAATTCCGACCAGTCCACCTCTGGCAACCAGCCTTCCCACGAAAACGCCCCCCAAACTCGCTTCCAGTCGATGGACGGCAGGTATTCGTCCCACCCCAACGGCTTAATCAGAAGATGCCATGCCAACTCACCCGCCAGCACAGCCCATCCGATGACCGGAATGAAACGCGCCGCGCCACGGCCAAGCCAAGACAACGGCTTGATGAGGGAAGACCAGCGCAGCCCCCGGCCAGCGAAGACCAGCGAATGGCCGGTATAAGCCGCGCCGTCCAACGGACCGGGGCCAGCAAGCCTGACAGAGCAAACTTCCCACCGGCCAGCACAGCCCACGGGACGCGCGACACCAGACGCGACGACCACCGAACCGGGGTCAGGAGGCTCGACAGCCTGAAGCGCGGCAGTCGAGTCAAACCACGGAATGCGCCGCCGATTCCCATCAGGTCGCCAGCCGCGAACGCCGCCCGCGCCCCAAGCCCAACAAGGCCGAAGCGCAGAACTGCCATCGTCCCGATAAGGCCCGCTGCGGCGGTCAGCAGCGCGCCACCAGCTACAGCCAAGCCCCGACAGCGGCAGCGCCGATGACAAGCCACTTGGTCAGTTTCGGATGCTCTTTGGTCCAAGCCACCATCCGGTTGATGACGCCCTGCGACAATTCCAGCAGGTCATTCAGCGGCGGCAGGACCACATCCCCGATGCTGATTCCAAGTCGCGTCATGTGGTTACGCATCAGCCGAAGATTGTTCGCCGTGGTTTTTGCACGGACCGCGTATTCACGCTCCGCACTGCCCTGATATTCCTGCTCTTCGGAAACCAAACCAAGGGCATCGCGCAGCAGATCGAGGTCTTTGATCAGCGGAGCCAGCGCCCGCGCCTCATCGCCAAACAGGTCAGAAGTCACAGAAGACTGAAGATGCTTCGGCAATTCGTTGATGCGCCGCATCACGTCGATGGTGGTGCCGACAGCATCGTCCTGCATCGCGCGCGCAACTGCTTCAGCGTCCAACCCCAGCTTTTCGAATGCCGCCGACTGACGGTCGGTCGCTCCCTCACCACGCGCCAGCGCCTTACCCATGTTCCGGAATGAAGTCGCGGCAACATCAGCGCCCGCACCAGCCGCGATCATCGCCGACCCGAAGGCCATGGTCTCGGTCGGTGAAAAGCCTTTGACGGCCCCATCAACAGCCACGCGGTTGGTGAAATCCAGCACCTTCGGCGCGGTCGAAGCCATCTTGTTCGACAGATGGTTCATCGCGTCGAACAGAAGCCCGGTTTCATCAAGTGTCAGACCTAGGGCCGTCTTGATGTTCGCCATCGAGTCGCCGGACTGTTCCGCCGAAATATCGAAGGCCACACCGATTTTCGCCGCCATTTCAGCGAAGCGGGTCAGCTCCCCACGCGCGAGGCCCGACTGCCCGCCTGACGCCACGATTTGCGCCAGACCATCCGCCGCCATAGGGATACGGGTGGACAGCTGCAGAATGTCATCTGACATCTGCCGGAAACCTTCCGGGGTATCGAAATCCACCACCTTGCGGACATCCGACATGGCGGTTTCGAACGCGATGGCCTGTTGCACCGGACCGGACAACCCAGTCAGGATGCGGCGGCCTGTCTGCATCGACGCATTGCCGACAAACGACAGGTTTGCCGCCGTGGCCAGCGACCGGTCCATACGCTCCCGCGCTTCCGCGATGCGAGCCTGCATCGCCTCCAGACGACGCATGCGCTCCATCTGGCGACCGAAGGCGGTGCTAGCGCCATCCAGCGCACTGGCTAGCCGCCGCTGTTCACCAGCAAGGTCGCCAGTGTTCACGCCCGCTTCGCGCAGCTTTCCCTGCAGCCCGTGAAGGGCACGCCGGTTCCGATGATGCTGCTGCGCAAGACTATCTGCCGCGCCCCGCGCCCGCTCGAACTCGCGGCGCATTTGCGCGGTCGGGTGCCGGGTCGCCCGGATTTCCGCCAGCAGGCGGCGCTGTTTTTCACGGGCAGCTTCCAGCGCGTCACCGGACCGGCGCACAACCTGCTGTTGCTTGCGGAAATCTTCGATTAGCTGCAGCGGGCCGCGCATCCCCTGAAGACGGCCCATTTCGGTGCGCACACCATCCGCGAAGCGACCGGTGACAGTCCGCATATTGCGCAGCATGCCGGAGTACCGGTCAACTGCTTTGATGGTCAGCTGCGTTTCGATGCGCTTGGTCGCCATTGGCCCTGCACTCACGTTGAATTCAAAGGGGAATTTGCCTATATCTAAGGCATGGAAATCTTTGCGATGATCTTTGCCATCCTGATGATTGCCGCCGCCATAGCAGCGACAATCGCCGTCGGCATGTTTGCCGGGGGGATTTGGGGCGCACTGACTTTCGGTGCGCTGCTAGTGCTGACCTATCGCGCCATAACGCATCAAAGCGGTCCAACCCGCCCGATGAAGCGCGACAAGCTGAACGCTTTCCAGCGCCCGCTGTCAGACGACTGACATCATTCGAACTTCAGCCGGGTCGCATCCCACACATCACGGGCGGTCTCTTGCCAGACGCGGAATTCACTGACCTTCATGGCCAGAACCTGCGGAAGCGGGGTCGCCAGCGCTTTGGCCACAAACCCCGCGGCAAAGCGCAGGTCTTTTGCTACTTTGCCATTTACCCGTTTCCCGCATCAGATCCCTGCTGGCCGGCGATCTGAGCCTGATACGGTTCAAGAACACGCTTTCCGATTTCGCGGAAGTCGCTTTCTTTCACCTTCATCATCACCGACCGGTCCACCCCAGCCATTCCGGCCAGCAGAAGGACGGTCTGTTCAGCAGACGACTTGGCCTCTTCAACCGCGATACTGGTGCCGAGGTCGGGTTCATCGAAGACCAGTTTGTCATGAGTTTGGCCATCGACGGTGACAGGCCGCTTCAGAGCCACTTCAATGGGATAGTCCATTCCACTTCCCCCTTACAGCAGCAGCGCGGCGCGGATGTCGCCGGTCTGGCTGACACCGCCAACCGAAAAATCGAAGTCATCAATCTCGAAGATTTCCGACCCGTCGATTTCAAGTTTGGCGTAGTTCTGCACCACGGTGCATTTCAGTTCGGCCTTGTCGCCGGGCTTCCAGTTCCCGGCGTCACCGGTGACAAGGCGACCGCGCACGTAGTAGACGGCGCTGTGGGTCACGCCATCTTCATCGACGTGGGCACCGGTCACCATGAACGCATGTTCGGTGCCGGGCTTGCCGGTCATCAGCTTCAGCGTTTCGGGATCGAAGGCGGTCAGGGTGAATTCAAGGTCATCGTGCTCATAGCCCATGGCGACCTTGCGTTCCTTGATCATACCGCCGTTGCGGAAGCCTTCGTTTTTCTCCTTCGGCATCGAAATCGTGACTTCGGAAAACTGTCCGACCTTCACGTCCTCGTTTGCCCACAGGGCGCAGTTCCGCAGGATATATGCGGGGGTAGATTTCATGGCTGTTACTCCTTGTCAGCGCGAGGTTTCGGGCAGATGCACCGGCGGCGCATCTGCGCTATTCGTTCACTGTCGGTGCAGGCTTACCCCGCCGATTTCAGCGCTTCCTTGGTCAGTTCCAGATAATACTGGATGTTGCGGTGCGCGATGAACCGGATGTCCTCCATCGGGGCAGGCGGCTCGAATTCCATGGACAGGGTGATTTTCCCCGCCGCCATTTCGGTCGGTTCGTTCAGGGTCGGGTCAATCCAGACACGACCGCCCAGAATGGCCCCCGATGCCTTGAAGGTCCGCATGGCGGCGTTGCCGCTTTCCAGCATGAACTTCAGGTTCCCTGCCGAAAACGGCTTGTCCACGAATTCCAGATACGCTTTTTCGATGGCTTCATTGATGAAGTCCGCCGTCCGGCGCACGGACAAGAACACCCACAGGTCATCGGTGGTCGCGGCGCGGTTGCCCCACGTGATGAACCCGGAACCCATGTTGATGATGGTGCCCACATGGTTTTCGTTCAGATAGTTCGCCTGCAGCCCGTAGGTGATGGTGCGGGACGCCCCGCCGATGCCGTTGATGTTCTTGTTCGACAACGAGTGCCAGAAGCCCAGATTGGTATCAACGCGGGCCTGCACACCGGCGAAGCGGGCCGATGCCGGACGGGCCACATAGGCGCTGGTAGCGGTATCCCAGACCAGCACCTTGGGGTCCACAACATAGACGCGCTGCGACCCGATCTGGTCGCGGTAGGCGATGGCATCGGCATCGGTGGTGTCGGGGCCATCGACAAAGGCGACGGCCTTCAGCTGGTCCAGCACGCCGACCAGTTCGGCTACCACCGGATTGGCGGTTACGCCATCGCCGCTGGTGAAGCCCGGAATGGCGATCAGGCGGGGCTTGATGCCCAGCTGCGCTTCGGCCTTTTTCAAAGCGTGCACACCGGTCAGCTGTGTCTCATCACCCACCAGATTGGACATGGTGGCGGCGGTGTCCACACCCTCATCGACACGGATGACGATGGTGTATGCGCCGATCTGGTCAAACACATCATCGACCGCATCCTTCAAGGTGCCCGCATCCCCAAGGTCAGCCGCCGCAGCAGGATTGCCCGTAAGCAGCACCGGGGTGTTCAGCGGAAACTTGGTCGCGTCCGCATCGGGCGCGGTGCCCAAAAGGCCGACCACTGCGGTTTGCGCGATCTGCACCAGCACCGGGGTTTCATTGGACTCCTGCAGGCGGGTGCCGTGGTGGAAGCTAAGAAAGCTCATCTTCGTCTCCTTTGACAAAAGAAAACCCGGCACACACCTGCCGGGCATGCCCCGGCATCCGCCGGGATAGTATTAAGGTTGCGCCTGATGCGCGCGGCGTGCGGCCTTAGAACCGCTCGATCATGGGCAGCACTTCAGGCGGAAGCGCAGGCCATGCCGCATCGCTCAAAAAGTCCGCGCTGGGGTCAGCGGCCAAAGCCTCAAACGCTGCGCGCATATCCGCCACCCAAGCAAGTGCCAACCGCGCGCCATCCAGCACCATACTGTCATCAGCGGAGCGATCAGCCTCCGCTTTTCCGGAGATGACCGCGACCGCAGTCGCCATGTTCATCTGCGCTTCAGCTGACGCGGCATCATAAATGCGGCGGCGGCACTCTGCGCTGACAAGCTTCCGGCGCACACTGGACTCTGCCGCTAGGATCACGTTTTCAGGAACGCCAGCCGCACGGGCTTCCTCAGGTGTGAAGTTCAGGTATTGGCTACCGTTGTGTTCAAAAGAAATCATGGGTCACCTGCCGATCAGTTTTTAATGAGGTTTTGGCCCAAGGTGCCGCCATCATTCAGCACTCCGCCATTGACCAGTGTGACCGCCTGCTGGCTCACGATGGCCACGCCATTCGCCGCGCCAGCGATACCCGTCGCGTTGTCGAGAGTGACGTTGGAAAGCCCCAACTGCGCCATCGCGCCGACGCCGATACCCACGACGCCCCGGCCATCGCCGATACCCGTCACCGTCGCATTGATGACCGCAACCACGGCGGGCATCGCGCTGTCATAGGTCACGACGCTAGCCCGCGCGACGATGAAGGGCGTGCCGCCATCGACCGCAGGCAAGGTCAGGTCAAGATCAACCTCGTTGAAGATGATCGCGCCTGCACGGCTGAAGAAATACCGGGAATAATTGTTCGCCACATTGAGATAAGGCACAGGCTGCAAGATCGGGTTTGCCCCCGCCCCGTCCTTGCGGATCTGCACCAGCCGCCGCCCGGTCGCGATATTCACATCAAGCTGGAACGTCGCATCGGAAGGAAGGTAGACATGCACATTCGCCGCGTCCGGAGAGGCATCAATGACTTCTTTGATGGAAAGGAAAGTGCCACCATCGACGCGGGTTGGGTTGACCTCGTTGGGCGTGACATAGCCGATGAAGGTCATCTCATCGCCAACGATGCCGCGCAGATCGTTCATCTTCGCAGAAATCTCATCAACGCGGGCGTTATAGGCGTCGGCGGCGGCTTGCAGCGCCGTGGTTGCCGAAGTCAGAAGTTCGGTGGATGTCATGGTGTCTCCTTTCAGAAAGGCCCGTGCAGGGCGCGCAGGCGCTCGGCCTGATGGAATTGCTCAAGGGCAAGTGTGGCGAGGGTGGCGGTGGTAGCGAGCGCGTGTTCGTAAAGCGCATCGTCAGGCGCGTTCACGATGACCACCCCTTCCGCAACCCGGCTGAAACTCAGTACATGATCGACCAGATAGGTGATGGCCCCGGTCTGGCGTGGCACCACGTCATTGCCCGCCCAGATGGCGATCAGATCACCATCCGCATCGAAGAACCCCATTTCACGCACTGCGAACGCCGGAGTGTCGGGATCAAATTCCGCCTTCACACGCCACGCATTGCTGCCAGTGATATGCCGGGTCTGAATTGCCTGCCGCGCCTTTTCGCGTTGCAGGGCGGTCTGGGAATAGCTGGGGGCATAGTTTGCCCCGTTGCCGTCACCAAGCGCGATATGCGTGATGGCGACCGCTGTTCCCGACCCAGCGGCGGCGGTGATTTTCGCCTCTGCAATATCGGTCAGAAGTGTTGTCGGCATTAGCCTGCTGCCCTCCTTTGAACATCGTGGAATTCCTGACTGACGGCCAGAACACGCGCCGCCAGTCGCACAAAGGCCGCAACGGGCGCGGGGGCCGGTCGCGGCTGCGGTTCATGGGTTTCGCTGCACACCCGCCGAATGCGCTGCCCCGTGCGCAGCATTGCCCCGCCTTCAACCTGCGCCGGGCGCGGGCCGGGGTCGATGTCGGCCTGATGCAGATGTGCGGGTCGCGCGCCGGTGCGCAGATAGCCTTCAGTGCGAAATCGCTCCCCAAGGCGGAAAACCAGTTTCCGCGACACAGGGGCCACCCGCTGCACCACAGAATTCATCGCGTGCACCATCCGGTTGTCGATGGTGTTTTCATTCGGCCCATACAGCGACCGGCCGGCATAGGCCGTGACGCGGAAGCTGCCCGCTTCCATGCCGTCCGCCACACCTTCAGGTTCGAACCATTCCAGCAGTTCGGAATCAACATCGAAGGCTGCAAGCGCGGTGCGGATGGCGTGGGGCGTACCCTTGAACCGATGCACTTCGGCACTGACCGCGATGACGCTGCGCTTCACATCTTCCGGCCAGTCCAGATCCCAGACATCAACCGAATGCTCCCAAGCCAGATGATCCAGCAGAGCGACGCCAACTGTGGCCGGGTCTTTGGAGATCATCTGGACCGGCAGGCTGAACAGCCGTTCTTCCAAGATGTCCAGCGCCTTGGCCAGCGGCGTTGCAGTGGGCGGCAGCTGCGTGTTCTTCACGTCAAACATCTCGCCACCCCCCGGTGATGGACTGCAGCGTCAGCGTGATGCCGGTGCAGTGAGGGGCATCGAACGGCCCGATCTCCAAGTCTGCGGCGGGCGACACCAGTTCGACATCGACCACCCCCTGCACGCTCAGCGCCGCCGCGATGGACGTGCGGTAAAGTTTTCGGCCAATCCGGATGCGGCCATTCACAAAGGCTTCCGCCGCCGCCTGCGCCGCCGCCTGAACAGCCGATGCTGTTTCCGGCGTGGTCACATGCAGAACCGCTTCGATGGCGTAGGGCACAGGCTGCGCGGATTCCACGGTCAGCTTATCGGCAACCGGACGGCGCTTATCCACCGTGCAGTGCTGAAACACCGCGTCCAGCAGCGCGGCATCTGCCGTCCCGTCTCCTTCGCTGGACAAGATGACCATCTTGGGTTCCGCAGGAGGAATGGCCGGGTCCAGCCCGTGGTTCGGCCCATAGACCGCGACATCCACCACCCGGTCATCAGCATCCAGCGCCCAATATACATACGACCCTTCGGTGCCGTGCGGCGACCATGCCTCAATGACCAGTTGGATGCGGGCGCGAAACGCTTCATCGCTTTCCATGACCGGGTTGTCCGGGTCACTGTCATCCAGAACTTTGCGAAGCACGCCGCGATTAGCCCCGATCTGGTCAAGGTCGCCACCCCGCGCAGTGGATAGGAAAACCGACCGAATTGCCTCATTGATGCGGTTTTCCAGATACAATTCCCGCGCCGCCGCAGCCTCATTCAGATAGCGCATCGGGCTGGACGCAATGTTTCGGGCCAGCGCCATGACTTCAGCCACCTTCGGCGCTTCAAAGACCTCCGCCAATTGCGCTTCCAGCTCCACCAGACGCGCTTCCAGAATGGCATCGAAGTCCAGAACACCTATCGCGGTCGGGGCTGGCAGTGTGGTCAGGTCCAGCGCGGCAAAGCGGCTCATGCGGCAACACTCCAATTGTCCACCCGGTCGCGCAAAACGCGGATGGTTTGGTTTTCATCGGCAACGGTTGTCAGGTCGCCCGTATGGGCATTGGGCCGGTGGTTTCCGGTCAGTGTCATGGTGATGGCCCCGGTTGCCGCGCCTTTCACCCGAACATCGGTCAGTTCGAAACGCGGCTCCCACCGTTCCAGCGCTTCGGCCACGGCCACATACAGCGCAAGAACATTCTCTTCATTCATCGGCGCATCAACCAGCGCCGGGACTTCGGACCCGTATTCACGCCGGAAGACGCGGGCGTTTATCCGGGTGGAAAGGATGGTCTGGATGCTTTGCACCACATGCGCCCACCCTTCGACCGCGCCCCCGGTATCGTGGTTCAGGTCCATACCGGGTCAGGCGCTCACCTTGTCAGCCGCAGCCGCGGGCTTGGCGTCATTGGTCTTGGGCTTCGCTGCACCTTTTCCGGCAACCGGCTTCAGCCCGGTTCCGTAGGGCGGAAGATAATATTTCGCCTGCCGCACCGTCATCGGCAGAACCTCGCCCTTGCTGCGAAACACCCCGCCAATTTCGCGGGCCTGCGTCACCTCATAGTCCGCCAAAGCGGTTTTCTCATCACTCATCGTTTTCTCCTTGGATTAAGGCGTCAACCGCCCGCAAAAACATTGCCAGACCCGCTGGCAACACTTGACCCGCAGTCCACCGGGTCACCGACCCGGCCAACCTGCATGCCATTGACAAAGACCGTGCTAGACCCGGCAGCCAATGAACCGCCATGGCAGCTTGGCAATGGGTCACAATGAACAGCCCAACCATCCCCCTGACGGTGCACCGGAATGCCGTTGACAAAGACATCCGGGCTGCCGCCGGTGCTATTTCTAGGCGGGAATGCACCGTGACCAGTGCACATGTCGCCCCATCGGGTAACTGCTGGCATCAGTTCAGATCGAGGCGCGGCGTGCTCAGAACAATGCCACCATTGGTCATGGTTATCGTGCTGGCCCCAACCTTCAAAACCATGGTTGCCCCTCCGCCGCTGATTGTCACGCTAGCCGCTCCAACCGACGCCAGCACATATTCATCCCCAGCCCCGGAAGGCCGGCCATTCGCATCAGAATTCAGGCTCCCCTGAATACTGGCATCATACAGGTCGCCCGACTCCGAATAGACCTTGACCTGCTGCCCAACGGACGGCGGGTTGTGCGTCTTGTTCGCACCCGCTGCAGGCTCTTCCCACGGTATCCAGCCCGTCAGAAATGGCTGGTCACCGTCCAGAAGCCTCACCCGCGCAACGCCCTTTGCGGCATCCACTTCCGCCACCACGCCGGTGCGGGATTGCGAGCGCGTGCGGCGTTCCAACTCTCCAACCCGGCGGCGCAGGTCATCAATGATTTCCGGAAGCCCTGCCATCAGGACGGCACCGCTTCACTGACCGCATCCGTCACGACGACATCGCGCGCGACACCGCCAAAGGTGTAAAGCTGCAATGACTGCGCATCGCGCGTGGTCATTCCGGTCAGGCGCTCAAATTCAGCATAGGGGCCGGAGGCCGCTTCGCCCAACAGCTGCTGGAACAACGCCAGCTGCGGGACGTCGTACTCTTCCATCAGCGCCATAAAACGCGGCCAAGGCCCGCCATCAGGCAAGGGCTGGCCAAGTCGGGGGTCCGCGAAAACTTCGACCGTCAGCTTGGTTTGTCCGGCGGCAAGGCGCACGTTTTCCGCCGCGCTGCTGGACCGCACATGCTCCTTGGCGACATAGGACTGCACAAAATCACCGAAGACCTGCGCCCACGGGCTGTCCGGATCGCTCAGAACGCGGCCAATCTGTACGTCCAGAACATCCAGAACCGCTTCAAAATGGGCATCCGTCGCCGGGAACCCTTCAACAATGCTGGCTTCGCCGGTTTCCTTGTCAGTCTGCGCCATGGTCAGCGACACGCCGCAGTTGAACATGATATCCACCCGGCCATTGGACCGAAGGCCGGTCTGCCCCAAATCCTGCGACTTGGCCGCGTCGGTATAGACCGCAATGAAGGGACGCTGCTGGTCGCTGCGCAGCTGGCCGTCCGCCGTCTGGTCGATGGCGGAAATCTGGCTGTCCAACACATTGTCACCGACCAGCGTTCCGCCAGCCTTCAGCGCCTGAACCGCCGCAATCCGCAGGGCCATCATCGTCAACGACATCAGTTCGCATCCCCAAGTTCGCAAATCAGCCGAAGGTGCGACCGGTCATCGACCGCCTGCACCTCGAACACCGGCTGGCCGTCACGGTCCAGCGCCACCACCTTGTCACCTTTGCGCACCACCAGATCCGGATAGGCGGACCGGTCGATGCGCAGATCCCCGCCATCGGCCATCACGCCTGCGCGCCCTTTGTTGCCGCGTCCGAAGTTAAGGCGTTCGGCGTCGCGGTCACCGGTGCGCAAACAGGCGGCGATTTCCGCCGTGTCCCGCTCCGGATCTTGCTGCCCGCTGGCCAGCGGAAGATGGCGGATAGTTTCAGACCAAACGTCATCCACCTCCGCCATCAGGTCTTCCCGCAGCGACCGGTCCATCAGGATGCGGGCTGCAGCGCGGCCAGTTCAGTTTCAGCCGCTGCCAGCGCTTCACGCGCCTCTTCCTCATCAGCAGTGCCTGCCACAGACTTCAGATGCAGGTCTGCGTCGGACACCGCCTGTTTCGCAGCGGCCAGCTTCTGCGCGGTCTCTGCTGCCGCCTTTTCTGCGGCAGATTGCCCGCCACCCGATTTCTTCGGGGCAGTCTTCTTCGGGGCATCGCAGAACGCGGCAAAACCATCCTGCACCACATGGTTGGCATAGGATTCCGGCAGCTGGACAGGTTCACCCACCTGCATCTTCCGGTCTTCCTCTTCGCCCACCACATCTGCAGGCACGGTGGCATTGCTCTTGAAGGCCACCCACTTCTTTTTCGACTGCGCCATGATTGTCTCCTTCACAGGCTGAATTCCGAAACGCCGCGCGGGCGCTTGGGGATGCAGCCAAAGGCCCGGCAGTTTCCCGCCGGGCCTTGCTTCAATGGCCTGAATTTCAGGGTTCAGTTAATGGTCAGCTTCTTCAGCACGCCGGGACGGGTGCAGAGCGAAATCGCATTCATCTGGCTGTCCAGATGATAGCCCTTGTCATTGTACTTGGCCTTCATCCGGGTGTAGCGCGGAAGACCAACCGTGTTCGGCAGGCCGTTCCAGTCACCGGGACCGAAGCGCGTAATGAACAGATCAGGCACACCAACCGGGAACGCCCGCGCTTCATTCGTGGCAATGAAGGCCGCGCCGCCATTGGCAGCGGTCGCTTTCTTGCCGGTGCGGTAGCGCTCGAAGGTGACCTTGCCGACCCGAAACACATCCGGCGCACCGTCGCGCAGCTGGTAGCCCTGATTGTCAGCAAGGAAGGTTTCGCGCACTTCCTTCTGTTCCCACAAGAAATCGTGGAAGTCCCGCCCGCACATCGCGTGGATGTGATCATAGGATTCATCCAGTTCATCTTCGACAGCGTAGACCACATCTTTTTTGATCTTGCTGGCGATACCGGCCACCTGCTGGTCAATGCCAAGCGCAATGGGTGCGGGCACTGCAAGGCCGAACCGGTCATAGAGGTTGTGCAGCACCTTGCCTTTACCGGACACGATGATGCCCTTGATGGCACCGACGCGCTGATGTTCCAGCGTGGCATCCAGCGAGCGGGCGTGCCGCGCCAGTTTGGCGTCGATGCGGTTTTCCATCACCTCCAGCTGGTCATCGGAACCGAACATTTTGACGCCCTGAATTTCGTCAGCGTTGACGGAATCCGGGATTTCGAAGTGGTCGATTTCGAAAGTGAGGCGGCGGCGGCCTTCGCCATCATCCAGCGCATTCCCAGCCGAACCGCGCGGCGTCGGCTCGATGATGTCCAGCTTCCCTTCCTGCTCTTCGACCTTGATGGAGTCGGTCGCAACCCCGTCTTCATCAAACAGCGGCTGGTCACCGACACGAAGCGCCCCGACCTGACCGGGAACAAACGGCTGATTGTTGATTGCCGCCGTCAGTTCAACAATGGTGAATTCTTCTTCCATGTGTGCCTCCTTAGCGCACGCGGATGCCGACAGCGTTCAGCTGCGCCACCTTGGCATCGGTTTTGGTTTGGTCATCCACCGAGGCGTCGAAGGACAGCCCCGGCAGCTTGGCTTCTGCGTCGCGGTCGATGGCGGTCACCTCCACCGCTTGGTCGGTCGCATCGACGCCATAGGCCAGAATGGCTACGGCGGTTTCGGCCCCCTCCTTGCCTGCCACCACGGCATCAGGCGACGGAACATACTCGCCCGAGGCGGTCACCTTGCCCAGAACCGTGCCAGCAGCCAATTTGCCGGATGCGTTGGCGATGGTGACGATGCTGCGCGAACGGCGGCCTGCGGCTTCCGACAGCAGGAACGACAGATTGCGGGTCTGCATGGTTGCGCTTTCCATGGGTTACGCCTCCTTTCCGGAACGGCGGGCGGCATAGATACCACCGGTGTTGATGGATGCCCGCGCCTTCGCAGGCTTGCCGCCTGCAGGCTGGGCAAGGTCGGTCGCGGCGCTGCGGCTGGCCTGATACTTGGCCGGGTCCGGCGCGTCTTCAGCCGACGACGATGCATCCGCCGAAGCGGCCACCAGCGCGGCAATCGCTTCATCAGCGGGCATGTCGGTGTCGAACGCCAAATGCTTGGCAAGCGCCTCATGATCCTTCGCAGCATCGTCTTCGGTGATGGCCTTGATGCGGGCCTTCACATCGGCGGCACTGCTGCCCGGCGCATCCTGCGCCGTGGTCGGGCTGGCGGGTGTCGTGTCCGCCGCCACGGGTTTCTTTGCCATGGTCGGTGTCTCCTCTTCATGGTCAGGGGATTGCGCGGCGGACGCCGCATTCCGGGCGACGGCTTCGAAGGACCATTTTTCCCTCTTGGCCTTCGCCACGAGTTTCTTGGGGCACGGGCAAACACCCGGTAGTCGAACGCGGCGACGGCCTTGGCACGCCCCCCTTCGGTGTCCGTGGCAAAACCGCGCGCCACCGCTTCTTCGCCGGTCAGCCACAGTTCGTCTTTCATGTCTTCGCGGATGGTTTCAGCATCTTCGCCGGTCTGTTCCGCGTAGATGTCGGCCATCAGGTCGGCCAGCTTGTTCAGCTGTTCCGTGGACTTTTCGTGGTCACCAGCATCGCCCCAAGTGAACTTCGCAGGGTCATGGATCATCATCAGGGCACCGGACCGCATGGTGATGGTGTCACCGGCCATCGCGATGACCGAAGCCGACGATGCCGCGATAGCATCAACCACCACCGCCACGTCGCCGCGATGCGCCTTCAGGGCGTTGTAGATGGCAATGCCGTCATCGGTGTAGCCACCGCCCGAATTGATGCGAACGGTGATGTCCGCATCACGCCCCAGCATCGCCAGCGCGTCGATGACTTGGGAAGCGGTGAACCCTTCATCCCAAAAGTCATCCCCGACGAACCCGTAAAGAACGAGTTCGCCATCCACCAAGATGGTCATGACTGTCTCCTTGTTGATCAGGTGAAGCGGAACCGCTTCGCGTATCTGGTCCGGCTGCGCTTGCCCGTGGCCCGCGCGCATTCCGTTTCATATGTGGCGATCAGCGCCGCCAGACGGCGGTCATTGGCCCGCTGAAACGTTACCTCTTCACCGTCGATGCGAACGGTTTCCCGCACCCCGCCGGTTGCCAGCTTCAACTGCATCTTCTTCAGCGCAGTCACGACATCGCAGGGCCGCGAAATGTCGATGGTGTCTGCGCCAATGCGCACGGTGTTCGCCACGGTCATGGGGCTGGCTCCGTTTCAATGATGGGCTGCGCCTGCCGCACCGCGTATGGCGATTCCATCCCCGCATCGACATAGCGCTGATGCTCGCGCTGGCGCTCTTCAAACAAGGCGTCCGGATCTACACCCAAATCCCCGGTTTCGATGCCGATGGAACTGGTGCCGTTTTTCAGCCGTTCGGTGGATGCCCGCGCGGCCTTATGATCGTCCGCCGTGGGCTTCGCAGGGCCTTGCCAATTGGCGGCTGACACCCGGTCGCGATTTGCCCGGAAGGCGCGGTAACCCCCCTTGAAGGGTATACGGCCCTCGCCAACCTCTTCGTCCAGCCAATTCGCATAGACCAACTGGCACATCGGCGCGGCGATCCGCTCCCGGCGGCGCAGAACCACGGGCCAGATGCTGGACCCCTCCATGCGCACGCTGGCATAGGTGGCGTCGGTGTAATCCATCGTCAGCCCCCCGTAGGTGCAGCCGATGGTCCGTGCCATGTCGCGGGCAAGGCTGTTCGAAAACGGCAGGAAGTCCCGCCCCGGCACGTTCGCGGTTTCCAGCCCCAGCTTTTCACCGGGGCCAAGGTGCGACACCTGCGGGTCGGCCCCAACCGAAATCCGGCTTTCGGCAGCGCGATCCAGCTGCGCGCCAAGGAAATCCAGATACTCTTGCGCGTACCCGGTCCCGCCCTCGCTCTCTTTCAGAACTTCCAGCGCCTCGTAGGCGTCTTGGCTTGGCTGCTCACTGGTCAGCGTAATGGCAAAAACGGTTTGCAGAATGGCCATCTGAAGCGTGGCATCATCCAGCATTTCCGCCTGAATGTGCTTGCGGAAGGCCGGGGCCAGCTGCGAAATGCCACGCACATCTTCCGAATCCATCGGATCGAAGATGTGCATGACAACTGGACGGCCATCGGTGTCGAAGGCGGGATAGTCCCTTTTTGCCTTCAGGCCGCTTGCCGATGTCTGAAACCGATAAGCGACAGCGCGGCCATTTTCGTCATGCCGGACACCTTGAAACAGCCCCTCCAACTCGCTGGTGTCCTGCACCAGCCGGGTCGGCGGATACAGCAACAGCTTGGTGCCGGTGGTCAGGTTGTACTTGCGGCGGCGGTCATCCGCAAAGAAATCGAAGACCCCGGTGACCTCGCCATAGGCGATATGCCAGCGCAGGCCGATGTCCACCATTTGCGGACCGGTCAGCTTGCCCCGCATGTCGCATTCACGGGCCTTCTTCCAGTAAGCCGTCCAGCGCCGCTTGACGATGCGAATCCAGTCCGCCTTTTCCTTGTCGTCATAGCCCAATCCGGTCAGGTCCGGGTCAGGCGAAAGCGTTAGACCGACCCCAACGGTATCCGCAAGAACTTGGTCGGTTGCGCCCTTCAGGCGTCCACTGTTCTGGATAAGATCCATGGCCAGCCCGGCGGCACGCGACCATGAACGGCGCACATCGTCCCTGTGGCTGGTCACCGGGGCCACCCGCGATGCGATAACACCGCTGCTGGTGTCACGCAGATAACGGGCGGTCGGGCGCGGAGAACGGCTGGCCGCGACCAATGGTGTCACACCGTCTGATTTCACTAGTCCGCTCATCGCGTCCGGTTTCTCCACTTCGACCGCGCACGGGCCTTGGCCTGCGCTTCGGCTGGTTCATCGTTCTGCGGCGCAACTTTCTGCGCCGGTGCTGCCTGTGGCTGCGCCGCCATCAGCAAGTCTTCGAAATCGCCCTGCACATCTTCCGGCGGGCACTCGCGTTCCGCCATCAGCCGGTCCCATTCGGTGTCCGGCAGGCTCCGAACCCCCAACCTTATTGCCGCAGCTTCCGCCTGCAGGTGAGTATCCAAACCCTCGTTGGCTTGGTTCGGGTCTTTGACCCACAGATACCGGGTGAAGCCCGACTTCGCCTTTTGCGCCTTGCGCGTTTCCGCAGTCAGCTGCCGGTAGAATTCATCATCCAGCCCCTTGGGCAAGGCGATGAAACCGCGCTCTTCCGGGTCGGTCTTCTTCAGGTTGCGGTAGAGCCCCATTTTCAGAACCGACGAAGCGAAGTTGAAGAACCGCTTCGAATAGCGGACAACCTTGCCCCGGCGGTTTCGTTCTTTCTTCACCTGCGCCAGCAGCGGGGCGCTTTCCGGATGCACACCGCGCACCATGATGACCCGGCTGGCCAGATGCTTACGCGCCCAGTCCCAAACGTCTTCGGTGTAGGCGTTGCCGTCGATGGCCAGCAGGTCGATTTCAACCTTGCGCCCATAGGCATTCCGGAACCCCTGACGCAGAAGGCCGTTCAGTTTGGTCTGGCACTGTTCATCGGAAATGTGCCCGCTGAACACGCCATATTCCACAATCGCGCGGCGCTTATTCCGCCCCCACGCGACCACCTGCCATTCCACCCGGTCGCCCTGACAGTCCACACCGCAGGTCAGCATCGGATAGCCCGCTGGGATGGTGCCGTGGGCATAATCCGATTCCGAAGCGCGGTCGCGGATGTCTTCCCACGGCGGGGCCTCGCCCAATACGCGATAGGCTTTGCCCACCACGTCATTCCAGAACGTCTGCTCCTTCGGCGGGTCGCCCTTTGCAGCCAGCCATGACCGCGCGACCCGCTCGAACGACTGCAGCGGCGAATAGGCCGACCACAGGTAAAACGAACGGTGATACCGCTTCATCTTGGGATTTGCGGACCGCCACTCCACACGCGGGATGATTTCCGCGCGATGGTGGTCTTCGATGGCGCATCCGCATTCCGGACAGGTGAAATGCGCGCGCTCCGGATGATCTTCATCCAGACTGCGCAGCATGTTTTCCCATTCAAGCACCTGCATGAAATCGCAGTGCGGGCAGGGCACATAAGGATATTCCTGCGACCCCGCTTCAAAATTGGTCGTGATACGGCACCCCGGCACAACCATGGGCGTCGAAATCTTGAAAATCTTGGCGAACTCGCGGCCCTGACTGCGGCTGTCCGCTTGGTTCTCAGGGTCGCCCGCGCTGTTCATGTCCCACTTGGCAAGGTCATCCTGCACCTGACGGGACATGGAAACCTGCGACAGCGAGGCCGGGGAGTTGGCCCCGGAAATCAGGATGGCCCCGCGACCGTCGCGGCGCTCTTTGTAAAAAACCGAGTCCTGCCCGTCGCGGGCCTTCATCGGGAAAATCTTGCGCAGCGCCGTGGTGCCTTTCAGCATCGGCTGCAGCTTCATCTTCGACCAGCGCCGCGCGTTTTCTTCAGTCGGGTGGACATACAGAAAATCGCCGGGGTCCATATCCATGGAACCGCCGGTGAAGATGTTCGCCAGCACCGTGCCGCCCAGCTGCGCCGACTTCGCCAGCGTGACTATCCGGCATGGATCTTCCGGCGACAGCGCCATCAGTATGGCGTCGAAATAGCGGAACCGCTGGCGGTTATAGGGGCCGGAAAATTCACTTTCCCGCTCCGAAAATTCAATGTTGTGTTCCGCCCAAGTCAGGTAATCGACCGGCGGCGGCGGGTCCAATACTTCAGCCAGAACATCGTGCACCATCCATTCGGCACTGGTGACAGGGACATCCAGCATCAGGCGTCTAGCTCCACGTTCGTGTTGACCTGCTTTGGCGTGCCTTCTGCAATCGCACGCTGTTTCATGGTCGCGGTCTGGCGGACGTTCCGGAACTCGCTCTTCAGCAGATGCAAGACATCGCGCTGCGGAACGTCAAACTGGGACGCCATCGCCGCTGCGAAGTCGGTCAATGCGCCTTCAAAAATCTGCATCATCATGCCTGCAACACGGGCCAGCTGTTCCCGCGCATCGTCAGCCGCCACCAGCTTGCCCAGCTGCGCGGCCTCTTCGGTTGCCTGAATTCTGTTACGGCGAAGCTGCTCTTCCAGCTTTGCCCGCTTCAGCATGTCTTCCACGCTGTCAGCCTTGGGCTGCACGGCGGGCGTCAGGCCGGGGGATGCATCATCCGGCGGCGTCGCTTCAGCCGGTTCCGGCTGCGGCATCGGCAAGTCAGGTTGCGGTTCCGAAACCGCCGGTGGCACTGACATCGGTGCAGCCGGCACTTCCGCTTTCGCCTCAGCGTCCACCGTGGTTCGCGTGGCAATTCCATTGCCCAGCGACTGGCCGATGTCCCGGTTGCGGCGGACCTGTTCCACGGCGACCGGGTAGATAACCTTGCCCTTCTTGCCGGGCTTGGTGAACGCATCATCGCGCAGGATGTCTTTCGACTTCCATTGGCTGACAGCCGCCCGGCTGACACCCATGGCCCGCGCGAAATCGGCCTGCGACATTTCCTGATGTGCAGCTTCCATGCCTGACCTGTTCAGTCCGTTGCCAGTCGGGCCTATTGTTAAGCCCCCAGCGTTAAGCGAACCCCCTTGTGTTAAGGCTTTCCCAAACCCGTCTGACTACCGAACCCCCGGGCGGTTCCACCACCGCGTGCTTTCAGAATGGGGGTACGGTCCCTTTTTTCAGGGGTCGATTTTGACCTGTTTCGGCCCCCTATGCTTGTACTCATATCGCCGGGTCACAGCCCCAAAAGGCGGCTGATTTCGTGATCCAGTCGGCGCGGCAGGTTCTGCTGCACGCTGCGCTCGAAGGCGTCGGCGGTCGCGCCTTCCACCATCTCTTCGGGGATGAACACGCCAGACTTCACCTTCTTCAGATGGAAGCGCTGTTCGCTCATCCGGTCCATCACGTGCCCGCCGAAGGCGCTCAGATCCACACGGCGGGGGAAAGCACCGCCACGGAAGAAGGTGCGGGGGAACAGAACGCGGCCACGGGCTGTGCCAAGATTGGCGACCACGCCCTTCTTGGTCTCGCGCTTCTGGAAATACTTCAGCGCCACATCACCGCCCGCCGACTTGAGCGTGTAAGTCAGGTCATCCCAAGAGGACCGCTTGACCTTCACGGACTTGCGGATGGTCTTCTGCGGCAGGCCGGTCTGCTTTGCCAGCGTGCGGACAACCTGCGTCCGCGCCATGTCGCCGGTGCGGTTGATGGCGCGGTTCACCGCCTTTGGCGCATCTTCCCCCAAGGCCCCCAGCATGTTTTCGAACTGCAGCAGGCCCTTCACATTGACTTCGCCCACGCTGAACATTGCCACCCCCAAGAGATCCGCCGCCTTTACCAAAAAAGGCCAGCCGCTGCCCATTGCGACTGGCCTTCACACCAAAGGGTTCTTTGGAAATCAGATGCGCTTCATTGCTGCCTCCCATGCTGCAATTCTGTCCGATCACTTCGACAGGTTCAGATACAAATAAGGCCCGCGCTTTTCAGCCGGGCCTTTGTCATCCATTGCAGCAGCAGTGTCACAGGCGGAAGCGCTATCGCGTGGTCGCCCGGACTTGACGGCATACAGTCGAAAACGGGTGCATCACATGCGCTTTCGACCGCCCGGAACCGTGGCATGTATCTTTCAACAGAGGCCACCGAACCTTCGTCAATTTTGACTGTTAAGGGAAGATGATGTGATGCGTCAACCCCCTTAACAATATCGAGTGGCGCTTAACGTTAGCGCGGGGCAACAGGCGTCAGGTCCATCCAGCTGAATTCGGCAGGTGTTTCCCGACCGAACAAGTCCAGCACAACGGACACGTTCGCCCCCTTCACCTCCACCACCTTGGCTTCGAAGTCCGCCCACGCCCCACGGTCGATCCGCACCGCGTCGCCCGCTTCGAAGTCATGACTATTCCTGGCCATCTGGTGGCACTTTGGCGACAGCATACCTCCACCCCACCGGCGCATCAGACCGATGACAGTGCTGGCCTTCATGATGATAGGCCGGCCACCAGTGCCCATTACACCCATGACCACATCCAGCCGCATCAAGTCTTCCCAGCGGTTCTGGTCAGCGGGCCAACCAACAAACATCCAGTCCACCAACAAGGGCTGCGCCACCAACTCCTTTTCCGGGCTGAAGCGGTTCTTGCGCTTCTTGTCCCACCGGACCGGCAGGAAGACTTCAAACCCGGCTTTACGCAAGAGGTGCTCAGGCAGAAACACCCGGTCGCCAGTGCCCTGTATCCGGCGCTTACGCACCCGGCGCTGGCGGTCGCGGTAGGTTTCGAACTCACCGCCAACAGTGACCTTCTTGATACCGCCGACCTGATGGCGCTTGACCCGCACCAGCAGCCAAATCATGTCCTGCGCCTCGATCTTGCCCATCATCATGCCGCGCCCCCCGACACAATCGCTTGGATAGCCTCGCACTTCTTCTGTGCAGCATCGCGGGATGCGATCCACTGCAGATCAGCATCAGACACCAGCCTGCCGGATGTCTGCCGCTGGCGGATGTCTTCCACCTTGCGCAGCGCCGATTCCGACTCCGCCTTGATGCCCTGAATATTCAAGGCGGTTGGCCAAGCGCGGTTTTTCCGCAGGAACCGCAGTAGTTCCGGCCCCCAGTTCCCGGCCATGGCATCCCGGCCCAAGGCAGCGGCGAAGACCGCGCGCATCAGCGGCGACGCCTCAGCGGCAGGCGGCTGAATCTTCGCGGCCCGCTCAAGGATTTCATTCGGGATCATCATCTGGTCGCGCCCCTTGCCCTTGGGATTGGCGGCCACTTCCTCTTCCAAGGCCGCAAGGCTCAGTTCGGTCATATAGGCCAGCTTGGGGCACAGCACCTTTGCAACCATCGCGTCAAAGTCAGCCTGTTTCGTGAAACCCTTTGGCTTTGCCAGCCCGCGCGCTAGCAATGGTTCAATCAGCAACGCCTTGACCCTCTTTTCACCGTTTGCCTGTTCAGCACTGTCCATGCGTCTTGCCCTTCTTCTTTGCATCTGCCCCGGTCTCAAATGGCGCTTCGGTCGGTATTGGGGCGCTTGTGGCAATTTCGTTTTTTTTATTTTCGTCTTCTTTCCTTTCAGCCCGGAAGAAACCGGAGCGCAAAAGGTGGAAAACAAGCCAGAACAGTCCAAATCACGGCGGATTTCTTCCGCGTTTGTTCCGGTTTCTTTCCGAATTCTTTCCAAGTTCCTTCCGGCGGAAGAAACGCGGAAGGTTGTCAGACCGGCAATTCGGCCTTCCAGTCGATGCCTTCCTGCGCCAGCGAAAAGGCTTCCAGCGCCTTCCGGATCATCGGCGCACGGCGCTGCCCGTTGGCATCGAAATGGTCCACAAGGAACTGATCGAACCGCAGAACCATCACGGCATCTTCGGTCATCCCCTTCGGTGCACCAGCCCGCAGCATCTTTTCCGGAAGGGCTTCCAGCCGCTTGCGCTCGCGTTCGGCCTCGCGCTTGGCCAGCCGGTCTTCGCGCAGGCCCAAGGCGTCCTGCGCGATCTTCAGCACCACCGGGTGATACAGCCGCACATGACCGTTGTCGCATCGGCATTGCTTCCAGTTGTAGAGCGGGCCAATCGGGCGCTCTATCAGGCGGCGCCACTCTTCCAGCGCTTCGCCCACAAGACGTGCAAGCAGGCGTTCATCGACGGGCAGCGTGCCCACCGGGTCTTCTTTCTGCGCGATGTTGAACAGGTCGAAACCGACCGCGCGGACCTCTTTGTCCGCCAGCAGGCGGAATTCAGAATGCAGCCACCAGTCGAAGCGCCACGTCATGAAGAAATGGCTATCCAGCCGCTCACCGGATGGGATGGGGTAGTCAAACAGGTCTTCGCTATCAACCAGCCTGATGGTCTTTGCCGCTTCAGTCATGCTTGCCTCCTTTCGGACGCGCGCCGGATCCGGTCGCAATACCATTCCGACTGCAGCCGGGTGATATAATTGCGGCCAGCGCGGGAAAGCGCCCGCAAGGCGGCGTCCTGTTTTTCGTATTTACCCATGCGCCATGCCAGCAGTGCTGGCGCGGCCTTCTGCCCGACCCGGCGCATTTCGGCCTCATCCATCTTTCGGCAGGTTTCGCAGCAATAGCGCTGCCAGCTGCGCGTCGGCGCGAAATGGCGTGAACACATCGGGTTCAGACAAACGCCCGGCGCAGCCATCGGAAAATCCGCCAATTCGGCATGGGCAGTCACATGGAACGGCTCTAGGTCAAAATGCGCTGCCGGTGCATTTGCGAAGCGGGGTGCAGCAAGGGTCATGGTGCTGAACCCCCTGCTGCTGCGCTGTCTGCGACAAAAGTAGCGGCGCTGAAATCCCACCGGATTTGCGTGAAGCCGACCGCTGGAAGGCCATAGCGGTTGCCGAACCAATCGCGCATATCAGCCCACGATGCGAAGCCTTCGATGCGGGCCAGTTCCTCTAGGTGCCGGAACTGATTAGTGAACCCGCCCTGGCGAACCACTGCAAATTGATGGATGGAAATTGGCCGCGACCAAAGGCAAGGCACCCGCAGTAGCAGACGGCAATCGGATGTCCTCATTCCGGTGTACAGCTGCAGTTCATCGCCCGCCACCGCATGGCGACGCTTGCCATTTGGGCGGATGGTGGACTGCTTGCAGCCCGCCAGAATGTCCGGCCCGAAGTCCTGCTGGAAGTTGTAGGCGACCATCACAGCCCCTCGCCATTCATCGAATAGAGCCGCGAAGTAAGGCCGAACTCTTCCAGCAGCTTGTCGATGCGGGGAATAACCCGCAGCCGGTGCCAGCGCTGCTCCACCGCGCGGCGGTCGCGCATCAGGCCCACCGCAATGCGGTCAAAGGAAACACCCTCGTCGCGAAGCGTCATCAGCTGATGGTCATCGCGCGGCGACCAGCGGGGATGAAAGATCGTTTCCAGCTTCTTCGCCGCCCGCGCCTTAGCCGCAGGGTCGGCAGGTGAGCGCCCGGATTTTTGTGCCGCTTTGGATGTCATAGCAGGGCCTCTTGAACTTCGGCTGAAAGCTGCGGCCCCAACGCATGGGCCGATGCCGTGGCTTGGCGGACCCGGTGTTCAGCGATTGCGAAATATTCGGGATTCTTTTCGATGCCGACCGCCTTGCGGCCCGTCAGCGCAGCTGCCACCAGCGTGGTGCCCGACCCCATGAAAGGGTCGAGAATAGTTTCGCCCGGATTGGTGAAATCCAGCACGATGTCCCGCATTAGCCGCCACGGCTTTTCGGTCGGGTGCCCGCCATGCCGGTCGGGCGGGTTCGTTAGATGGGTATAGACACCGCGTTTGCCGCCGCCGTTCCATTTGGCATGTCCAGAACCGCACCATGCGGTGACGAAGCATTCGGCCCCTTGGGCTGGCCCCCGACCATTCAGCTGCGGCGTGCTGTCCGGTTTCACCCAGATGCAGCCGCGCTTGTATTTCATGGCGGACGGGTTGATGGCATCGGCCCATCTGGCGACACCTTCGATGGTACAGAAGACGATGAACCACTTGCCGCAGAGCCGCGACGACAGTTCCGTGAACTCCGCGCGGATTTCATCAATCCCTGCGAAATCCAGCCCCCGCAACCGCACACCGCCATCAGTACGAAGTTTTCGGTTCGTGATGCCATTTTTGGCGTCATGCAGCGACTGTTCATAGGGCGGGTCGGAAAGCAGGTGGTCCACCGGGTCAAGATCCGGCATCACCGCCATCGCATCGCCCAAAATCAGGCGGCAACCGCCAATGGTCACGTCTTTCAGGATGGCATCGGTCAAAGGCGCACCCCGAATTCCGACCCTTCGGCCACCAGATACACCGGAACATTGTGCTGAAGCCCCCAGCAGGCTTCACGCCAGACGCCGCGCGACCGGCTCCACCCTTCCATCGCCGGGATGACCACCGAACCGCTGGCCGACAGGATGGGCTGACACCAGCGCGCCCAAAACCCATCATCCAACGGGTCCAGATGCCGTTCAACATCTGCGTTGCACATCGCGCAGGCCATCACGATAGGCGAGGCAACCGTGACACCTTCAATCGCAAAGGCCCGCGCCCATCTGGCCGTCCGGGTTTCAATATCCAGCGACAGGCCATAGTCCCACTGCAGATCATCATTCAGAACTTGCCGGGTGTAGGGCGTGGCCAGATAAGCCAACCGCCCGCCGATGCGGCGCACCACATCCAGAAACGGGCAGTCCACATGCAGCAACACGTTGCCGGGATAAGCCGCTTTCAGCCATCCCCAATCAGGGTTGCGCGGGAACCGGAAATCAATGCCCATCCTGCGCCCCCCGCATCATCAGCCGGATACCCGCGACAGCCCGCGCCGCGCAGGAAAACAGCGCGGCAATGGCCAGCAGCGCCCACCACAGCGGAAATTCAATGGGAAGGGTGAGCAGATCCATCATGCCGCCCCCCCATGGGCCACCGGCGCACCTTCCAGCCGCGCCAGCGCCCGGTCGATGGCCGACCTTGCTTCCAGCGCCTCTTTGATTGCGGCTGCGCGATCATCGGCGCAGCTGGATTGTTCTGCCGCCAAAATGGCCGCAATGGCTTCACCGCTTTCCTTGGCGATGCTGGACCCGTCCTGCAGCAGACTGCCGCCGGTTACATCCGGACGGCGGTCCAGACGGCGCGCCATCATGCGGGTAACGGGATAGCGCCCGGCGGCATCTTCCAGCGCGATGACATCTGCCACCGTCCAATCCAGATTGCCGGTTACCTTTTTGCTGACGGTGCCCTTGCTGGCACCGCCGCCCCAACGGGCGTTAAATGTTTCGGCCACCGCGTCATAGCAGCCAAACCAGTCCACAAGGGATTTCATGTTGGCGCGAACGATTTTGCGAAAGTCAGGCATGCGAAACCTCGTTTCCTGTGCGCACACGCAAAAGCGGTGCAGATTGGGCGCATGGAACAAAACGCTCAGAAACCAACATCAGCTGGCCTCCTTCACGCCGTCACCATCAGCCGGATTGGCAGCATGGTTAGGACCGCGATGCGGCACATCTGGAAGTTTTGCCACTGGCTCAACGTCAGCCACCCCAAACAGAATGGGGCTGGCCACTTCGTCGAAGGAAAAAAGCGAGCGGTCCGGTTCTGGAAGCCCTCGCGCCTCACACAACCAGCAAACAATCGCATACTTCTTTGCAGGAATGCTGTTCGCCGACCGCATGTTGGATACAGCCGACGGCCTAACGCCAAGCGCTGCCGCGAAGTTTTGGATGCCAACCGCATCCGAAATTGCCCTAACGTTCATCATGCGGGCACTATAACCTCATAAATTATGAGGTCCACAATTCATTTTATTGAAAGTTCATTTTTTTTGACCTACGGTGCAACTTGCCCTCAAAACAACGAGGGCGCCTCAATGGATTTTAAAGGAAAACTTGCCATGTCGCGTCTAGGTGACGCCTCGCGCGAAGCGTGCGCATTCAGACTGAAAGCTGCCCGCATAGCGACCGGGCTGACGAAGACAGAATTCTGCAAGAACGCCGGCGTCAGCCTGACCTCCTATCTAAATTCAGAAGCGGGACTTAGCTTCCCGTCGCGAAAAGTCATGCTCTACCTGCATAGAGAACACAGAATAGACTTTAATTACATCATCCACGGCGATTTCCAGCAGCTTCCTTCCGATGTGCAGGATCGGCTTTTCTCCGCCCTGAAGGACGAAGAGAGCCAATAGGGTCGAATACCCAGTTCAGGTTCAGGCCAAAGCGCCCGCGCAGGTACGATGCGACGCGGAAAGTTACTGCCGTCATAGTCAAATCCTAACCTCTTAGGTGAAATCTAAAACCGCCCCTCTTCTGCTGAGTCGGGGGCGTACACCCTACTTGTCGCCTTATGCGGGAAACCCTATTTGTTCTCAACTCATAATTTTTGAGCTTTTATTCTTGCTCACTCATTTTTTATGAGCTACCAAATCTGCGCAGACCATCAATGTCCAGCGCAGACGAGGGAGCCAATGAAGGATTCAGCGACAACCAGCCCAACCATCAGCGACGAACTGCTGAAACGCCTTGCCAACCCCACCGCACAGGAACAGTTGGGCGAGTTCGACGAGGTATCCTGCGCGATGCTGGCCGTCGCTCTCCCCGAAATCTGCAGCGAACTGCTGAAGCGGCGGCGGAACGATGAAGCCAGCAGAGAAAGTCTGCAGGCCACCGCGCGCGAAGCGGCTCTGAAAAGGTCGCGCAACATCATGCGCACGCCAGCCCCGCACACCCCGCGAACAGTGGTCCGCGCCTGCGAAACCGTCATGCGCCTTTCCACCAACGCTGCCGAACGCGCCACCGCTTCAGATGTGATGGCGCAAGCGCAAGGGCGCGCGTGATGCTGGATACCCCAAAGCGCCTTGCAGCCTTCCTGCTGAACTTGGAGCGCCTAGACGCAAACGGGCAGCACGACGCCTTCGTAAACGAAGTGCTGGAAACTTTCGGGCGCGTTGATGCCCCCGCAGGCGACCGGACGCACCGCTGGGAACTGGACCTTCAGGGCATCTGCGCTGATGGCGCAACCGCCGAAGAAGCGATTGCCAATTGGAAGCGCATAGCGCGCCGGCATATCACGCCGCCCGACATCGAAGATGATGGATTTGTCACGGTCCACCCGGACCTGACCCGCATGAAGCGCAGCCCCGTCATCCCCCGCCAGCCTCTCCCCCACGCCGTATGAAACCGGCGCAACTGCCGGGGCGTCCATCCTGCGGACCCCCGGCAATTTTCCCGCCCCCCCCAACAAGTCATCCGCCACCGGAGAAATCATGTTCTACAAAGACGAAAATTTGGCGATCTTCATTGACGGCCCGAACTTTTACTCGACCGCCCGCGCCCTGAATTTTGACGTGGACTACAAGCGCCTGCTGGAAGCATTCCAGACCAAGGGGCGCTTGTTGCGGGCCAGCTACTTCACCCCGATGGCAGACACCGAAGCCCACGTGGCCATTCGCCCGCTGGTGGACTGGATGCAGTACAACGGCTGGCACGTGGTGACCAAGCCCGCGAAAATCTATGAGAGCGAAGACGGACGGCAGCGCATCAAGTGCAACACCGATGTGGAACTCGCCGTGGAAGCAATGAAGCTGGCACCAGCCATTACCCATGCCGTCCTGTGTTCCGGCAACCGCGATTTCACCCCGCTGGTCGCCTTCCTGCAGGAACGCGGCACCCGCGTCACCGTGGTGTCCAGCCTGCGCACACAGCCGCCCATGATTTCCGACGATCTGCGCCGCGCCGCAGACGCTTTCGTGGAACTGGACACGCTGCGCGATGCCATCGCCCGCAAAGCGCGTGACGGCGCTGCGGCCTGATGAGTGAAACCCGCATCACAATAACGGCAGACGACCATTCGGTGGAAACCACGGTCGCTGCCATGAAGGCCCGCGCAGACGAACTGCGCCGCCAGCAAGGGAAGCCCCCATGAAACCAGATCCGACATTCGACCAAGCGGCGGACAATTCCTACCGCGTCACCGCCGCCGAATTGCGCCAATTTATCGAACGCTTTGAACGGCTGGATGCCGAAAAGAAAGACATCGCGGACCAGCAAAAGGAGGTGATGGCCGAAGCCAAGGGCCGTGGTTACGACACCAAGGTGATGCGTAAGATCATAGCCCTGCGCAAGCGGGACAAAGACGACATCGCAGAGGAAGAGGCGGTGTTGGATATGTACAAAGAAGCACTGGGGATGGCGTGATGGAATGTCGCCCGACCAGAGCGCCGGCAGAAACCACAACAGAAATGGAACCGGAGTTTTTCAACCGGAAACATCGACGCGCCAGCGGCGTGAAGAGCGTAGCGGCTATGAAACCCATCCCCATCAGCGCCGCCGAACGCATCGCGAAATCCTACGGCTATGACCAAGTGGTCATCATCGCCCGCCGCGTGGGCGAAAAACCTGCCCCATGCGGCGAACATGTCACCACGTATGGATTGAACAAAGCGCACTGCGACGCTGCAGCCCGCATCGGTGATTTCCTGAAATTCAAGGTCATGGGCTGGACTAAGGAAAATGGTGTTTGACCGATGCCCGACCCGACGCTGCACGGCAATGGCCAAAACTGCCCAGCTTGCGAATTGCGCCGCGAAGCCGACCGGCAGCGCACGGCCTTCGGGTCCACAGACATTCCCTGCAACCAGTGCAACGGCACCGGTCGCACTGCCAAAACCGCCGCGCAAATCGTCGCTGAACAGGTGGCATGGGCGCGGGAACACTACTGGAGCCAAAAGCGATATGCCTGACCACCCCCGCATCATCGAATTCGGTTACGTCAACTGGCGCGGCCAGTTTGCCATCCGCAAGGTCACCCCGATCCGCATCTATTGGGGCGCGACCAAGTATCACCCGCAGCCGCAATGGCTGCTGGAAGGCTTCGACCACGAAAAGAACGGCACGCGCGACTTCGCATTGATGGATTGCGATTTCGCGGCCCGCTGCGGCGGCGAAGAGATTGCTTTCTGATGCCGGTGCAACTCGCTAACCCCAAGGAACGCGCGCTCCAGACCCTGCTGGCCAAGGACAAGGTACGCCTGCGAAACCCGCAGACAGGCGAACTGCTGCACCTGTCCGGGCAAGGCACCACCACCGATGTCACGTGGTCATGGCTTGGCTATAACCACCAAGCCGAAACTCTGCGCAGCCGCGCAACTACTCGAGGCGAAGATTGGCCCTTTGCGCCCGTGCCCCGCAACCTGCTGGACCCGGCGCGGGAGGTGGAAGATGTCTGACATCACGCCTGCATTCCTTACCCGCCAGCTGCGCGGCCTGCGTATGCCGGTGACCACCGAACTGGCGCTTCAGGACGCGCTAGAAAAATGGCTGACCGACAGTGGCATGCCGTTCGAACGCGAAGTGCGCATGGGGCCGAAGGACCGCATCGACTTCATGGTTGCAGGCACCATCGGTATCGAGGTCAAAACCCGATACCCGCGCCGCCAAATCTATCGTCAGCTGGAACGCTACTGCGAAGGCGACAGGCTGTCCGGCCTGATACTTGTCAGCGGCACATACCTTGGCCTTCCCGATCAAATCCACGGGGTTCCGCTGTTCCTTGTTTCGCTGGGGAGGGGCGCACTGTGACCATCACCTATGGCAACCTGAACCTTGGCGACAACCCGCCACACTGGCGCATCACAGAGCTTCAGCCGCACGTCGCCATTGCGTTCAAGCGCCTGTTCACCAAGGTGCCGAAGACCGCGCAGGAAATCATCCTGACCGACACCGATGAAAACCGCGCAGACCTGCATTGGTTCATGCAGCGCTTCCCGCTGAAGCACACCCACGCAGCCGACCTGCAGGCCGGGGTCGAACGCATCACGACGAAAGCCGCCGAACGCGAACGCATCCTGATGCCGGACTGGAAACCTGCCATGGCATCCGGCTTTGCGGAGGGCCGACAGCCCTATGGCTATCAGCAGCAAGCCGCAGCCCTGACCATCCAGAACCCGAACCTGCTGCTAGGCGATGACCTTGGCCTTGGCAAAACGATTTCTGCGCTTTGCACGCTGACCAGCGGTGCGCCCATGCCAGCCGCCATCGTGGTGCAGCCCCATCTTGCCGGGCAGTGGGCCGACCGCGCGCAAGAATTCACCAACCTGCGCACGCACATCATCAAGGGCACCAAGCCCTATGACCTGCCGATGGCCGACGCCTATATCCTTAAATACTCGAACATCGCGGGCTGGACCGATGTCATCAACACCGGCCTGTTCCGCACCGTCATCTATGACGAGGTGCAGGAACTGCGAACTGGCAGGGGAACCGCCAAGGGCGTCGCAGCTGCGCTATTGTCATCGACAGCAGACGTGTCGATGGGGCTGACTGCCACGCCGATTTACAACTACGGCGATGAAATTTTCAACGTGATGCAGTTCATCGAACCGGGTCTTTTGGGCGACCGCGATGAATTCATGCGCGAATGGTGCGACTGGGGAAAGACAGTCAAGAACCCAGACGCTCTTGGCACCTACCTGCGCGACAAGGGGTATTTCCTGCGCCGCACCGAATTTGATGAAACGGTGTCGGCACAAATGCCGCCCCTGAACACGGTCGATTGGGAAGTGGGATGGAACGTGGGAGCCGCGCAAGACGCCGAAGACCTGTTCAAGACACTGGCGATGACCGTGCTGGAAGGATCTTTTGTGAAGGCCGGTCAGGCCGCGCGGGAACTGGACATGAAGATGCGCCTGCTGACGGGCGTGGCCAAGGCCGAATCCGTTGCCGCATATGTGGACCTGCTGCTTCGCGACAGTCCGCGCGTGCTGCTAGCGGGATGGCATCGTGATGTCTACGACATATGGAACCGCGCCCTGCAGCGCCACAACCCGGTCATGTACACCGGCACCGAAAGCCCCGCAGGCAAGCGCCGAAACGTTGAACGCTTCACCAAGGGCGATGCCCGCGTGATGATGATTTCCCTGCGGTCGGGAGCGGGCCTTGATGGCCTGCAGGAATACTGCAGCGACGTGGTGTTTGGAGAACTGGACTGGTCGCCGCAGGTGCACAAACAGGTCATCGGCAGGCTGCGCCGCCCCGGTCAAACCCGACAGGTCACCGCGCATTACCTGCATACCGCAGGCGGCAGCGATCCGGTCATCATGGACATGCTAGGCGTCAAGGCCGACCAAAGCCGGGGCATCATCGACCCGATGCAGGGCTTCGACGCCAAACAGATGGATGACAGCCGCATGCGGAAGCTGGCCATGGCAGTGCTTGGTCGGGAGGCAGGCGAATGACCCAACCGTCCGAAATCCACGATGACCTGCAGCGCATTCTTGCGCTGGCCAAGCGTGCCATTGCTGCCCGCGATGACGCCGCCGCATGGGCTAGAGCACCGGAGAAACAGATTGGGCACCACGGCGCATGCTGCGATGCCCTTTGGACCGAACTGGAACGGCTGGTGCAGACCCACGATGGCATCACACCGGCAATTGAACACCCCGCCATACGTGAGCGCCGGATAGCCAAGGAAATCCGGGGCCGCATCGTGCACGAAATCTTGGAAATCGCCCGCGACCGTCTCGAGACGACGATAGATGGCGCTTTCCATTGGGAAGAACCGGGCGCTTTAACCCGGCACGAAACAGAGGAAATTCTGTGATGGCTGAACAGTCGAAAATCGAATGGACGGACCATACGTTCAACCCGTGGGAAGGATGCCAGAAAGTCGCGATTGAATGCGACCACTGCTATGCAGAGGCCCGCGACCAGCGGTTTACCGGCGGCACCCACTGGGGGCCGAAGGCTCCACGGCGCAGAACAAGCGCCCAGAACTGGCGAAAGCCCCGCCAGTGGCAGCGGCAGGCGCAAGCCTTCTTTGATGCCCACGGGCGGCGTCAGCGCGTCTTCTGCGCCTCTTTGGCGGATGTCTTTGACAACGCTGTGCCCCCGGCATGGCGCGATGACCTTTGGGCGCTCATTCGCGAATGCGACCAGCTGGACTGGCAGCTGCTGACCAAGCGCCCGCAGAACATCGCGAAGATGCTGCCCGCCGACTGGGGCGATGGCTGGCCCCATGTCTGGCTTGGCACCAGTGCAGGAACCCAGAAAACCGCTGAACTGAACATCCCGCACCTGCTGGCCGCGCCCGCCATCGTCCGCTTTGTCAGCGCAGAACCACTGTTGGGGCCGGTAAACCTTTCGCACTTGGAACTGCGCGGCGGAACGGTGCTGGATGCACTGCGCGGAGAAGAAATGGAATCGTTTACCGGCCAGACCATCAGCGGCCCCGGCCCCCGGCGGCTGCATTTGGTTATCTGCGGCGGCGAAAGCGGTCCGAAGGCTCGGCCCATGCACCCCGATTGGGCACGCAGCCTGCGCGACCAATGCCATGCGGCCGGCACTTCCTTTTTCTTTAAACAGTGGGGATCGTGGACCGTTTCCATAGACCGCGACCGCGATGACCCTGACTGGAGCGCAGAATACAGCAGGCTGCTCACAGACAGTCGTTATCGCATCCTGAACCTGCAGGGCGGTCACGGCTTTCACGGCGAACGGGTCTGCCTCATGAAAAGCAGCCCAAAAGCGGCAGCTGGCCGCATGCTGGACGGGCAGAAATGGGACGGGGTGCCACGCGGCCCGCTAGCAGGCGATGCCACCCAACGCGCGGTAGTGCACACTTCAGGCCGGGAAGAGTAATCATGCCAGCAACACGGTTCACAAAGGCAGAAATCACACGGGCGGTGGAAGCCGCCAAAGCCTGTGATTTGATTGTCACCGCCGTGGAAATCGGCCCTGACGGCACCATCAAGATATGCTGCCCGGTAGACGTAGCGCCCGAAAAACGCAAAGGTCAGGGTCCAAAACAATGGTGACCGATGTGCGGAAGAACTATCCCGGCCTAACGATTGAAACGCTGCCGTCCGGAAAGCAGCGGTTGCGCGTTCGTGTCGAAGGGAAGCCGAATCGCAAAATCCGCCTAAACGTCGATCTGGACCATCCGAAGTTCTCTGAACACTACTGGAGCGCACGAGCGGGAATTCAGCTGCCGTTCGAATCGGAAACCACCGCAGTCCGCCACTCAATCCAATGGCTCACTGACAAGTACCTGATACACTTAGAAAACATGGTGGAAGCCCGCCAAGCATCCCCCACCACGCTTCGCAAGCGCAAGAGCCAATTGCACTGGCTATGCAGCTTCAAAACGGAAGATGGCGACGCATACGGTGAAATGAGCCTTAACGCCCCCAGCGCGGCTTTCGTTCGGGCGCGGGACGCGCGTGCCGCCACCCCAGCCGAAGCGGACAACATCATCAAAGCGGCGCGAGCGATGTACAAATGGGCTTGCGACGTCGGGCACGCGGAGGTTAACCCGCCGGTCGGAATCGCCAAAATCCATCGCAGCCAAGGCGGGGCAACCCCGTGGACAACAAGCGACCTGAAAAGGTTCAAGGAACGCCACCCCAAAGGAACTATGGCTCACCTAGCGCTCACCCTCCATATGTTCACGGGCGCGAGGTCAGGTGATGCAATCTGGCTAGGACGCAATCAGGAATTTGAAAGCCACGGAATGCGCTGGCTTGGCTGGCAACCCCGCAAAAGAGGGGCCGCATATGTGGAAATCCCGATGGCCTCACCGCTTCGGGAAGCGGTGGCGGCGGTCGCCCGGATTGGTGACGCATTCATTTTGAATGAGCACGGCAAGCCATTCAAGAATGCCGACAGCTATCGCAACTGGCTCAGAAAGCGCTGTGACGAAGCCGGACTGATAGGCAAATCTTCCCATGGCATACGCAAGGCTCTAGCCGAACTTTTGGCCGAAGAAGGCTGCAGTGAACACCAGATCATGGCAGTTCTCTCGCATACCCAACCCAGCACTTCAGCCATCTACACCAAAGACGCCGAACGCCGCGTTCTGGCGGCTGAAGCAATGCGGACCATCAACGGTTTCGAATGGTAG